AACCTCACTTTTTAGTGGGGTTTTTTATTTTATACTCTAAGTTCAACAATATCAACACAAATAAAAAAATAAAAAAAAATTTGTAAAATAACAGGTTGTGGTACAATTATTGTATTATATAGGTAACAATAACAACTTAATAGGAGAACTGAAATGTTCAAATCAATCAAAAAATACTTTAAAGGTCGTAGTGGCCAGTCACTCGCTGAATTTGCAGTAACAACTGCTATGATGGCTACACTTGCTACTACTGCTGCACCTAAATTTTCCGGTGTTGGAGAAGGTGCTAAGGAAAAGAAAACCCTTGCTGATATCGATAAGATAATGAAATCAGCTAACAATTTTTATAACGCTAAAGTAACATCAGAAGGTCGTGGAAGATTTCCTGGTCAGGTAAAGTACAACGAAAGTGTACCTGATAATAACGGTGGATATGCTAACGAAGATTTACTTATCACAAGTATCGATTTATTTGAAACTTTTGAAAGTCAAGAGGCATCCAAATGGGCTTCGGTGTTTGGAACAGCAAATTTAGAATCACCAGCACCACAAGGTTCTTCTGTGAATGTATCAGAAGATGATGATAATGATGGTTCATTTGATGTTTCGGCTGGTGCTGAGGAGTTCTTAAATGAGTTTGGTGGTAATGCTATCAAATCACCTTTCCAGGATGGTCACTATATCTACACAGTAATTGCTGGTGGTGGAAGTGGACAACAATCCTATGCTCCAATTCTTTACATTGCAGATTTGGAAAGTCCAAAGAACTTTAACAAAAAATTACAACCTTAAAATCAGACTCGAAATCGAGCGGAGAATACAATGAACAACAAAGGATTCACATTAATAGAACTAATAATGGTTACTATCATTTTAGGAATTCTTGCAGCAGTAGCTATACCAAGATATGTTGGTGTAGTAGACAAAGCAGAACAGGCTGCGGAAGATGCAATAATATCTTCTGTTAAGGCTGGTTTGGAAAACTACGCTGTTGAACAACTTCTTGATAATGGTAGAAAGAGTTGGCCAACCCATCCTTTTGATGCTTTAGACCAAGTACCAGTAGGATACGATTCAACAGATGTTGATAATGCTGATACCGATGGTGAGTGGACATTCAATACCACAACCAACAAAATCACACACCAACGAAAAGATAACACTCGTTATGCTTGGACTTACGATAAGGGGGTTCAAACAGGCGACAATGCTGGTGTTGGTTCAATTGGTGCTAGAGAAGCTATTGTAGATTAGAGGGGATACCAATGAGAAACTCAAATGCTGGTTTCACATTGGCAGAGATGGTTGTTAGTATTGCATTAGTGGGAGTAGTAATGTCATTTGCTATTCCCACTTTTAGTAATGTGACTATGGATACCCAACGACAAATTAATCTTGCCAATATGTCAATTATAAAAGATACATTTTTGAGATATTATCAAGAGACACATATGAAAGGTAATCCTCAACTTCCTACAGAGCCAGAAAATAATTTATTAGATGGAGAATATCGTCAAATAGTATTATCTGATGGTAGAACTCCTAATCATTTGTTTAGTGGAGATTTGCCATTTAATTCCAATCAAAATCCATTTAAATATGAAATAGAATCAGATACATCTGAGCAAGGATATATAACTAAACTATTTATTATTAGTGATGTGGACGAAGATAGTCCATCATATGAGGAATATATAATCGGAGAAATCTAGTGAATAAAGGCTACACTTTATTCGAGCTTGTAGTAGTGATTTTATTGATTGGTATACTAAGTGCTATAGCTATTCCAAGATTTGAAAAAAGAATTGAATTAGAAGAATTAAAAGCAGAAAAACAATTTGCTCATCGATTGTGGGAAGAGTTAGAACTGTATGCTGATATTCAAAAAGAATTAACAGACACCGATGTGTGGCCTGACCATCCATTATCTGTATTAGGTCGTACAAGAGGTGTTATTGTTACTCACGAGTTAGGAATACCTGATGAAGATAATGAGTGGCAATTTGATGGAACTAAACTATATCATAGGAGAATGAATAATGAGATTTGGTATTTTGAATACGACTCTAATACTTTTTATTTGTCTGAACATCCAACTAAGTTATAGTCAAGTAACTCGCGTATCAGATTTTAAAACATCAACCTTTAGAGGTGTTGATTGTGATGATACAGAATATAGAGATTCTAATGGTTCACCAAATTGGAAAAATTATGGTCAATGGTTAAGTGAGTGTGATTCGATATCAACCACATATTACGATGCAGAGTTTGCTAAACATAGAAAAAAACAACAGAGACAACAAGCAATACAAGACAGTATAGAAATGGCTAAGGTAGAAGATATAAATTTTGATATGGAAGCTATGTGGGAAAACACAGTATGGGAAGAGATTCAAGAAATTGGAGAAGAAGTAATCTACGAAACAGAATACATAACTGCAGTTGCTGGTGTTCGTGGTGCTGAAGCTGAAGACGAAGCATTAGAACATTTATATTATAGAAAAAGCATGAAAGGTCTAACAAAATTAGACATACAAAAGGCATTAGGTAAGTTAATTTTAAAACGAGAAAAGATATCAGATGACCACAAAGATGTCAAAAAGATAGATGAGTATATAGTTCAACTAAAAAATAAATTGAAAAAAGTTTAAAGAATTTCTTTCCCATTTTCATTATATTTATAAATGTAATGGTACATTTAAAACAAATACTACTAGAAGGTGTTTTAGATCCTGGCATACTTAAAGCTGTATTTCTTGCTGGAGGACCTGGTAGTGGTAAAGGTTTTGTAGGACAAGGATTATTTGGAATACCAAAGAAAGTTAATGTATCGGCTTATGGATTGAAACTTGTAAATCAAGATAAAGAATTAGTTCGTATGTTAAACAAGTATGGATTTGGTACAGACTTAGACGATATGCCAGAAGAACTATTTAGACAATTGACAGATCCTGATTACGAAGATTATAGTGGCTTACGAGGTAGGGCAAAAGAGTTGACTAGGGATAGACAAAAACTTTATATGGAAGGTCGTTTGGGTATGATAATAGACGGTACAGGTCATAAGTTTGATAAGATACGAAAGAGAAAATTAGAATTAGAAGAAATAGGATATGATTGTTTTATGGTATTTGTCCATACAGATTTAGAAGTAGCACAAAAAAGAAATATGGAAAGACCAAGAAAACTTAATCCTGAATTAGTAGAAGAATCTTGGAATGATGTTCAAAAAAATAAAATATACTTTCAAGGTCTTTTTGGAAATGCGAATTTTATGATGGTCGATAATTCAAATACCTTAAGTGAAAAACAAGCTACCAAAAAATTTAATATGTTGGTTAAAAAGGGTATTGGTTCTTTTATCAAAAAACCAGTTAAAAACTATCGTGGTAAAAAATGGGTTGAAAGACAACTTATACTTAAAGGAATAAAATGATTAAATTAAAAGATTTACTAAGAGAACAAGATGATTTTAAGGTTGATAAAAAACCTGAACATGAAATTCCATCTCATTTTGGAAGTGGTAAGGAAATAACTGTAAAGGGATATGAAACCAAACATTTTGACATATGTGCTTCAGCTGTAAGTTTATTTACTAAATTAGATAAAGTAGATAACGAAGAAGCAACAAAGTATATTGTCGAGGCTGCTAAAGGAATTGACCATATATTCGAGATGGAAAAAGCTGTTGTAAATAAAGAAGCATTAAATCACGATCCTATAAAACATGGTATTGAGATAACTAATACGGCATCTTTTCAATTAGGGTATGTAGCAAAATTAATTGATGATGATTTTATGGATGAAACACTATTCATACCAGAACATATAATGGTAATGGTGGAAAGACAAGATGATATAAAAATAGATAAATCGTTGGATAAGGGGTAAAAGATGATTAAGTTAATGAATTTAATATCTGAACAACGGATAAACGAAGAGGCTGGTGTCTTCAAAAATAAGGATGCTGACAAGTATCTTAAAACACTTATGGATATGTTGGGTGAAGAAACATACAAAAGTGATAAAGAGTATGGTTGGTATGATGTTACACTTAAAGATCCATACTATGTAAAAAATTTAGATAAGGTCTACATAATAGACGAGTCAATACCACATTCATTTCCAGCAGACCACAGAGATTTTTGTTATTCACAATATACTGTACCTGAGTGGAAACCAAAAGATGGACAACACACTATAGATACACAATTATTTGAAGACTTTGCCAAGGTAACGGGTTCTATAATTATAGATGGGTTGAAGGGAACTGTTACGGCTAGGTGTGGTGATTTGGTGGCAAATGATGTCACAATAAATTTTGTTCTTGATGTGGTGTCTGGTAAAATAGAACCATCAAGAGATGAATATAAAAAGAGAATATTAGCAACGAGGTAATTATGGATAAATATAATAAATCAGTTCAACATCAATGATTTCACCACGCAACTTGGGGGTCCCCAAAGTATGAAAGTAAAGGTGTTGGTAAAGTAATTTGGCACTCTTTAACAGAGGATGGTAAAGTAGAGCGAGTTCACATAAAATTTGGAAATGAAGTTTATGAGAATGTGGATGTATCTCATTTAAAACCATTGAAGGTGGAAGCTCATGGTCATCCAGCAGCTAAAGATGATGAAGAAAGTCCAAAAAGAAAAAAGAATGCTGATAAGAAAAAAGTCAAAGAAGTAATTATTAAAGGTAAACGATATCGAGCAGTATGATAAAACATCTGAAAGAACAACAAGTGGGGTATTTAAAACATTGGTGTAGAGCTATGAAATTATCATTAGCTTTATTGATACATGCATTTATACCTGACTTGTTTTCTGATTATGCCAGTAAGGAATTATCAAATGATTAAGTTAAGAGACTTAATAACAGAGACAGTAGATGAACGAGTATTGAGATTATCTAAAGATGGTGCTTCTAAACCATTTTTAAAGGACTTTGATAGGGTATTCAAAAAGAAGTCTAAAGAATTTGGATATGGTAAATTGAAGAAAAAAACCCAAACTTTAAATGTTCAGGTATCTGAGCCAGCCGGATTTGATAAACCAATTAAAAGAGAAAAGATAACTGGTATGGAAATTGATTATCAATTTGATGAGGGGGTAAATCCAGGTTCAAAATCTTACAAGTATTCATTAGATGATTTTAAAAAAGATTTGAAAAAGTTTAGAGGGTATAAAATAAAAGAAAAATTGCCAGTAATTTTTGAATTGACCAAAGGAGATTTTGTATATAGTATAAGTTACATAGCAACTTTTACTGGTGTATTCGTAATTGCAAATACAAGAAAATGATAAAGTTACTAAATTTAATTACTGAAAAAATTGTCTTGGATGTTAAGGTTGGCGATGTTATATTAGCTGGTAGATTCAAAAACAAAAAAGTTGTTGTTAAATCCATAGGAAAAGATGAACATGGTATGCCAACAATAAATGGAAAAAAGGTTGTGAATTTTAGAATATCACCAAAAAACGAAATAAAAGAAAGAGTAGATTTTTATGATACGGCTACACAAATAGTCAAGAAAGCTGGACTAAAATCAAAGGTAGTGTTTGCTAAAAGAAAAGGAACTAAAGCAGATTATAATGTAGATTCAGATACTATCTACATAGAACCAACATCAGATTTCAAAGATTTTTTAGTTACAGTTTTTCATGAAATAGACCATGCTAAAGATGCTCAAAAGTTCGGAAAGAAAAAGTATAAAGATAGATATGAGATGGAGATGAATAAGGCAGTTGCGAAAGGTGGGGATGCTCATGATGATAATTACTTTGAAAAGAAAGCAGAGAGATTTGGCCGTAAAATGGCAAAAGACTATTTGAAGATTAATAGGAAAAATATTTATAAGTGAAAAAATTAGGTTTGGATGCCTCAACAACTACAGTAGGATATGCATTTGTTGACGGCTCAGAGGTTATAGACATGGGTTTTATACCCATTGAAAAAGAAAAGTCTATCAGAGATAAAGTTCAATTAACAATGGATATTATTACAGATATAGATCCGTTTGAACATATTGATAAAATCAACATAGAGGACAGTCTTTCTGGTTTTATGCGTGGTAGAACATCACAACAAACAATAATAAAGTTAGCAAAGTTTAATGCTGTATTGACTTACTGTTTAGAATTTGCCTATGGTGAAATAATAGATGGTGTAAATCCCATGACAGCAAGAAAACACCTTTTTGGAAAAGCCAGAGTAAAGGGTGTATCAGCAAAAGATTTTGTAAAAAAAGAAATAAATTGCTTGTATAATTTAAAAGAATATGTTAAATTAACTAAGACAGGATTATGGGATAAACGCAATATGGATGCTTACGATGCTCTAGTGTGTGCCTTATATGAATAAATTAGTTTACTTATTAGAACGAACATTAAATAGTAGAAGTAAGAAACTAACAAAACAAGATGAGTATATGTTTTACTCGCCTTTCGTTAGTCATTACAAACCTAAGTTACAAATCAACATTGTATCACAGAAGTGGCATTGTTGGGTTAGTAATCAAGGTGGACATTCTATTTACTCACTATTTAAAAAGATAAATGCTGATAGTCGATACTTTACTGAACTTAAGGATTTGGTATTTATACCATCCAAGTCAGAAGATAAAACCGAATCTAAAATCATCGTATCTTTACCAAGAGAGTTTTTACCACTTTGGGTAATGAACAAATCTTTGTATCGTAATCAAGCAAAATCGTTTCTACATAAAAGAGGTATCACCGATGTTGATATAAAAAAATATAAGATAGGTTTTTGTGATTCTGGTTTATATGAGGGTAGAATAATAATACCAAGTTATGATGATAAAGGATTACTTAATTACTTTGTTGGTCGTTCTTTCGTTGGTGAAAAGATGAAATATAAAAACCCAAATGTATCACGAGATATCGTCCCATTTGATTGGTATGTTGCTTGGTCAAAACCAATCGTGTTATGTGAGGGTGTGTTTGATGCTATGTCGATTAGGTCAAATGCTATACCGATGTTAAGTAAGAAACCATCAAAAAGTTTATTAAGAAAAATATTTGAGAAAAATGTCAAGACCATTTACATTGCTCTTGACGATGACGCTAAAAAAGATGCTTACGATATGTCCGAGTTTTTCAGAGACTTTGGTATAGATTGTAAGGTAGTTAAGTTACCAACAGACAAAGACCCGAATGATTTGGGTTGGGAAAAGATAACCACATTAATACATTCAACCGAGTCAGCTAGTTTTAGTGACTCAATACAGGCAAGATTATATGGATAAAAAAATAAAAACAATTGCTCATCTGGCAGATATTCACATTAGAAAGCTACATCGTTTCGTAGAATACAGAGATGTGTTTAATCGACTATATAAAAAATTAGAGAAACTAAAACCTGATTTAATTTACATAGGTGGGGATATTGTTCATGGGAAACTAGATACATCGCCGGAAGAGATTAGATTGGTTGCTGATTTCTTTTTAAATCTTGCTGATATATCTGATTTATTAATTATACCAGGTAATCATGATTGTAATTTAAATAATGCGTCAAGGGAAGATGTATTATCACCAATCGTAGATTTAGTCCAACAGATAAATCCAAGAATACATTATTGGAAAAAAAGTGGGGTATATGATTTAGGTGGTTGTAAGTTTGGTTTCTTATCTGTATTTGATATTACAAAAGATGGTAAACCTAATGTTAAGAACTTACCTTTGGCTGAAGACATAAAAGGAAAAGATAAGATTGCTGTATTTCATGGTGGAGTTGGTAGGTTTGAAGTAGACACTGGTTTATGGATGAGTGATGATAATGTAAATGTAAATAATTTCAATGGATACGATATGGTGTTGTTGGGTGACATTCACAAACGACAGTTCATAGATGATAATAAAAGAATTGCTTATCCTGGTTCATTAATTCAACAGAATTTTGCTGAAGCACCAGAACATGGATTTTTACTTTGGGATGTTAAAAATAGAAAGTCAGAGTTCATTCAAATAGAAAATGATTACGGATATAAAACTATTCGTGTAGAAGATGGTGACATTAAAAGTAAAATGAATTTTGTTCCAAGATTTGGTAATCTAAAAGTAAAACATCGTAACACACCCGTTGAAAAACTTCGTTTAATTGAGTTAGATTTAAGAAAAAAATATACTGAAATTAAATCTATATCATTTGAAAAGATGGATTCAATTGAAAATAAATTAAATGAATCCAAAACAAAAATATCCATTGAAGACATACACGATTTAAAAGTTCAAAACGAATTGATAGAGAAAGTTGCTAGATTAGAAAACCCAGCAATAGACGACAAGACTTTGCAAAGATTATTTGATATAAATGAATTTACTAATTCTTCGATTGGCATGAAAGATGACTTACCTAGAAATGTAGATTGGAAACTCAAGTATATTGAGTTCGATAATATGTTTAGTTATGGTAAAAAAAACAAGATTGATTTTACAAAATTAAATGGAGTTGTAGGTGTTGTTGCACCCAATCATAGTGGTAAGTCAGCACTCATAGATATTATTGCTTATACAATATTTGATACTTGTAGTAGAACATTTAAAGCCATAGAAGTTCTGAATAACAAATCGAAAAACTTTGAGGTAAAACTTTCTCTAGAGGTAAATGGTGTAGATTACATTATACATAGAACTGGTTTACTAAAAGAAAGACGAGTGAGAAAAACAGGCGAAGTGAAAAGATTATGTCCTGTTGCTGTAAAGTTTTATGTGGAAGAGAATGGTGAGTTGATTGACCTTAGTGGAGCTGCTCGTAGTAATTCACAATATGGAACGGGTACAAATGAAGAGATAAGAAAAATATTGGGAACATTTGATGATTTCATTCTGACATCACTATCTTTACAAAACAATGGACAAAACTTTGTAGATAAAAAACAAAGTGAAAGAAAACAAATCTTATCTCAGTTTATGGGTATCGACCTTTTTGATAAACTATACGATATTGCTCGTGAGGATGTCGCAGATGAAAAATCGTATCTCAAAAGAATTAAAGAAAAAAATGTTTTTGAGTCTATGGGTAGAATAGAACAAAAACTGAAAGACTTAAAAGAGTCAAAAGTAGAGGTAGAAGAAAAGATAAAGCCAGTAGAAAAGGACTTAGAGGATTTCAAGTCACAGGTAGAAGAACTAAAAACAAAACTAAAAGATGTGGATGATATTAAGGAACTTAACTTTGATGAATTAATAACTGAAAAAGAAAGTGAGTTGGAGTCACAAAAAGAAAATTTAAAAGTTGAAGAAGAATATAAAGATAATATTCGACCTCTTTATAATACCATCTATAGTAAGCTAAAAGAATATGATGAAGAAACTTTAGACCATAATTATAAAAAGTTTCAAGAGTGTAAAGAAGACTTAAGTAAAATAAAGTCTGATGTTACCGTAAAAGAAAACCAAATAAAACATTTAGAAGTATCTTTAGAAGAAGTAAAAGAACATGAGTTTGATGAGGATTGTGAATACTGTGTTAAAAATAGTCAATGGCATATAGAAAAAATAAAATCATTGACAAGTGAAATAAAAGATTGTAAATTAGATTTAGACAAAATATTAAATGATAAATCTCATCGTGAAAAAGACATTGAAAGTTTTGGTGATGTAGAACAAGATAAAGCAAAGTATGAAGAGTTGATGGAAGATTTAAAACGAGTTGAAGGTGATGCCTACAAAACACATGCTAAAATAAAAGAGCTAGAACTTTCAGTAGAACAGACACAATCTAATTTAGAAAAGATTCAAAAAGACGAACAACTATTTTTAGACAATGCCTCAGCAATTGCTTACAATCGTAACATAATGCAAAAGGTAGATAAGTATCAAACTCAAGTTAAAATTGGTAGTGATATATTAGAAGAACTTGATAAGGAGTTAAAGAAAGTAGATTCAACTATTCTAATAGAAGAAACTAATCAAAAAAATCTTGGGGAAGAAATCAAAGACCTTGTGGAAGCAGAACAAAAGGTTGCCGACTACGAAGTCTATCTTCGATTGGTAAGTCGTGATGGTATCCCTCAGTTAATCATTAATGATGCTTTACCTATAATTGAAAACGAAGTCAATGCAGTATTAGACCATATGATGGCTGGTTTTCAGTTAGGTATTACAAATGAAGATAAAAATATAAATCTATATATACGATATGACGACCAAGAATGGCCGTTAAGTCTCTCATCCGGCATGGAAAAGTTCGTTTCCTCACTCGCACTTCGAGTAGGTCTAATCAATGTCTCCAATCTTCCAAGTCCTAACTTTCTCGTTATAGACGAGGGATTTGGAACACTCGATACGGACAATCTATCAAACATGAAAGGTGCTTTTGAGTATCTAAAAACAAGGTTTGATTCGGTCTTTATCATATCTCATTTGGATACAATCAAAGACTTTATGGATTACCTACTACCTGTTAATGTAGGTAATGATGGATTTTCTAAAGTAGTTTATAACTAACGACTTCTTAATACATTTCGTGGTTTAGATTCACCACGCCTTAAACTAAGTATATGTTGATTTAGCACAGCGCTCATAGTCGTGCTTTCATCTCTAACATACAGTCTAAACCACTCCATAAGTGTCTCATCTATCGTAAAAGAATATTTCTTTTTCATACCGATAATCTCCATACTTTATACATATAAATATAGTTCATAAATTATTTGTCAAATATTTATTAATGATATGCCAGAACTAATTAGTCAAATACTCGACCTCAAAGAAAAAGATGTATTCTTAGAAACAGAGGTTAATAATAATAAATATTTTAATATAACAGGATTGCCACAAATATTGAGTTATGGAAAACACCCATTTTCTATAACTTTTAATGATCCTATTAAAGAACCTATACTTAAAAATTTATCTAATATTATTTTTGAGTTTGTTGATTCTCGTGGTGTTGTCATCTTTTCAAACCTCATTGACATTTCTGAATTAAGTGGTGCTGGAAATGGTTTTGTTTGGATAAAAAAAGATCCTCGTAGAACTGCTGACGAAATTGCTGATGGACCTGCTTACTTTTATGTGATGGGTGAGTTAGATGGTAAGGAAATACCAAACGATTGGAAAGGCATATATAATTTAAGAAGCACATTTCTATATGATATACGAAAAGATTATCCAAATACATCTCCAATAATATTAGAAAAACCAATTGATATACAAACTAATTTAAGTATATCCGAAACCATAGATTTTGACACTGGTGATTCTGTATTTAGAAGAAGTTTTATAAATGTATCTTTATCTAATTTGGAAACAAATGGTGGAAAAATAGAAGCTGTTGAACTTGCATATAATGAAGAAAAAGCTAAAACAGATGATTTTGAAGTTATAACAAGTTATCCACTTACAAGTGGTTCTTTTGAAACAGATGACCAAACTGCTACATCTGGTCTAAATCCAATAACAAATACCACAAAGATAATAACACCAAAACAGTTTAGACGAGATACGCCAGTAAAATTTAGATTAAGATTTTTAAATCCAGCAAAACAATTAGCACAACACTTAGATGAAGATAGACAAGGTGAAGTAATTGAAGTCACATCATCTTTTGTTACATTTGAAGGTTCGCCGACCTTTATAGAAAAAGAGGATAATTTACTCAAAGGTTCTATGTTTACTGGCAATGCTGTTGGGAAAGGATTTGAACAATCTGGTAAAAGTAGTGCCTTTCTAAAAACAGTAGATTATACTGGTTTTCAAAGTGCTAGTTTGGGTATAGGTAGTGCAGGTGTAATGTTCTTTAGTGGTTCTGTGTTAACATCAAGTGGTGATAACTATGAGGGAGTAGGTTTAGAGTTAGTTGCTGATAGTGAAAGTTTTTTAAGATTTAGAAGTAATCCAAGTATATTCGATGTAAGAGCTCAATCATTTTTTGTTGGTTCTGAAACAAGTCAATTCATAAGTGGTAGTGGTGGTAATATTGAAATAAGTTCATCATTATTTCATTTAGATCCTTCTGCAGGAACTTTATCACTTAGTGGTTCTATAACGGCTAACGATGGTACAATTGGTGGTTGGGAAATACAATCTAATAAATTAGTGAACACAGAAAATACTGTTGAATTAAGTAGTATTACTCCTGGTTTGAACATTAAAGATTCAGGCGGTACAGAAAGAGTCACTATTAAATCCGGTTCATTTTTAACAATCGGAGAGGGAACACAATATGTAGAAAACAAAAGCTTTGAGGATGATTCAATATCTGCTGGAAGAAACATTGTGACATCTATTACAAGTTGGTCTTTTAGTTTAGGTGGTAATGTTAGTGCGAGTTTGACTGATAGAAGTGGTTTTAGTGACCAAGAAAAAGCAGTTAGTGGTGATGTTACACTTGATATGCTTGTACCAGCAGGTGCTAATAATTACAGTTCTCCTAATACCTACGAAATAGTTCAAGTAATAACATCCTCTTTTAATCAAGGTGATACATTATCATTTAGTTCAGTAGCTCGTTTTAGTTCCTCGTTTGGTGGAAAAGGTAAGGATAGAGCTTTAGGACCTCAATATTTTCGTCTAGAATATAGTTCATCAACATCAAATGGTTTCAGATCATTCTTACCGGCTAATGATTTTACTGCCTCAAATGGGTATGGTGAATATTTTTTAGGTAGTGGTCAATATAATAGTTTTGGTGCATCTGCTGAGATGCCAGAAACCGCAAATTTTGTCAAATTAATTTTGACTGGTAGTATAAATGATGATACAGGCTATACAATTAAAAAACCATTATTTGCTGAAAGAAAAAGAAATAAAGATTTAGGAAATAAAATATTTTCAAAACAAATTAAAGGTAGCACTACGGCAGAATTTCCAGAAACAGAATTAACTTGGGATAATTTTTCATTAAGAAGTAATACTAGAAAAGTAGAACTAACAGAAAAAGGATTATTAATTTATAACTCTGAAGATAGTTTTTTAAAGATGGATGCTTCTGGTATAGAATTTAGAGGTGGAAGTGGTATAACAACATTTGGTCAGTCGATTAATAGGGAGAGTTTCACAAATGACAGTCAAGTTGCTGGAACGCTTGGTGCACCGGCATTACAACCTTATTTATCAGATCCAGAGGACATTGGAATAACGGCTTTTGATGGAAATGTTGGAGAATTTGCAAAAGGTAATCATAGACATCGTATAACTGCCGGAACTATAAAATCTGTAGTTAGTGGACAAGATATTTCAGTTGGTAACTTAGTGGTAACTGGCAGTATTACTGCTCAACAATATACCATAAAATCAACGGTTACAGAAATAACTACTTCTTTTTCTAGTGGTAGTACAAGATTTGGTGATACAGTAGTAGATGATACTCATGAATTTACTGGCTCTGTAAATATAACAGGTTCGTTTAAAGTTAATGGTGGTGGAGTTGCAACAACACCTGGAAGTGATACAGAAGTTGTTTTCAATGATGGTGGTTCATTAGGTTCTACATCTGCTTTTACTTTTGATAAAACCACAAATCATTTATCGGCAAGTTTACCATCAACCGCATCATTTGGAAAAATATTACAAAATGGTGAGACACTTGCTTCTGTTGGTGGTGCTGATAAAAATGTTCTTATAAATACAAATGGTGTGATATCAGGTTCAGATGGATTTGTTTATGATGACTCGACCAATAGGGTTGGCATTGGAGTAAGTAGTCCTGCTCAACCACTTCATGTTTTTAGTTCAGGAAATGGTGGAATAGAAATTGATGGTTCAGGAGGTGCTCCTTCGTTAATATATGATATACCTGGTAATGAACAAGGAAGAATATATTTTCAAGAGGATGACACACTACTTGGTGGTATAGTTTATGAAACAACAGGAACGGATTTCTTATCTTTTAGAGTAGGGGGTTCAAGTGCTAATGTTGAAAGACTTCGTATTACAGGTGATAATAAAATAAGTGGTTCATCAACATCAACAGGTTCGTTTGGTAAATTACACATAGGTGAAAGCTCTACTACGGCAACACCTTTTTCTAATGACATCGTAATAAATAGAACTGATAAATCAACCGCAGGTATAAATATTTTAACGTCAACCAGCGGTGTGGGCCGATTAAATTTTGGAGATTCTGATAATACGGCAAGGGCTTACATACTTTATGACCACAATAATGATATATTGAAGTTAAGTGCTGAGAGTGGAAATAGATTAACCCTTAATGCAACCGTAGCTGAGTTTGAAACAGCAAATTACAAAATAAGTGGTTCAGCAACCTCAACTGGTTCGTTTGGTAGACTTGCTGTTGGTATAGATAAACCAACTTTTAATAAAGTAGCTCAATTTCATGGTAAAGCTGATGGTTTTGGATATATACAAATTTCAGATACTAATGTAGGTAGTGGTGCAACAGATGGATTGAGAATTGGATACAATAGTGGTGTTGCAAGAATTCAAAATTATGAAAACTCTGGCATTCAGTTTTTCGTAAATGACTCTACTGAAGCTCTTACCATAGATAGTAGTGGTAATATTATTATAGCTGGACAAACAAATAATATAATTCACAATAACACTTCAGATGCTTCTGATAATAAATCTATAAGATTAGATGGTGGTGGGGGTGGTGGTTCATCTACAAGAGGTGCTTTTGTAGCTGTGCATGGAAATGAACATGGTTCTGATCCAGGTGAATTAGTTCTACAAAGTGGAAATGTTACTGGTGCTGCTATTACCTTTAGAGGTAGTGGTGGTGTGGATATGATGGAGATGACCAAAGAGGGAACACTCAACATAGGACAAAGTAGTGGAACTGGTAACGTAAGTGGTTCATCAACCTCAACTGGTTCGTTTGGTAGATTAGCGGTAAGTGGTTTAAACATAATAGATAATAATGCTTTCTCTATTGGATTACAAAGTGGTGTTAAAAGAATAGATAGTGCTGGTGGTGGAACTGATGTTTATAGGTTTATAGACGCTAGTGATAATATTACTGGTATAAGAATTGCTTCCGCAAATGTTAGTGATAAGTTATTTTTAAAAACTGATGGTAGTGTAAGTGGTTCAGCAGCATCAACTGGTTCGTTTGGTGTTGTTCATACAGATGGTATTACAGATTCTTCAGGTAATTTTGGTGGTAGTTTACTGATACCTGATGCTTTAGCATTCGGTACTGATACAGACTCAAGCATTAAAAGAAAAGGTGCAAATGAAATTGAGTTTAGAATGGGTGGTCAAGATGTATTTAGAATAAAAGCTACCGTTGGTGTATCTGTAGAAAATGGTAATTTAGAAGTTGAATCTGGAAATGTAATAGCAAGTGGAAACATAAGTGGTTCATCAACCTCAACTGGTTCGTTTGGTCAAGGACACTTCGATGGCAGGGTTGGGATTGGAATACAAACACCTGATATAGCTGCAACATCGTTAGACCATTTGGTTGTTGGAAAACCTGGAACTGGTGTTGCTATGAGTGGAACAAGTCATGTTGGAATTGTGATAGGTACTGGAACTTCTCATATTGGTAGGATTTCATTTCTCGATAGTCTATCAGCTTTTGGTGGAGCAATTGATTACCATCATGGTGCTGGTTCGGGTGGTGTTGATACCCTAAAATTTTACACAGACAATTATACACAGAGATTATGTTTAGAAGGTAATAAAATAAGTGGTTCAGCAACCTCAACTGGTTCGTTTGCTCGTGGTCATTTTGCAGATAGAGTCGGCATAGGAACGACAACTCCATTAAGTTCAACAGGATTTAATTCAGCAAATTTGACCATACATGGTTCTGATCCTTCTTTAGTATTATCTGATAGTGGACAAGATAATTTTCAAATAGTTACACATGCTAATGCTTTTAAATTCATGAATGATTCTGATGATAGAGCATTTTTTATAATAGAAGAAAACGCACCATCAAATGCTTTATACCTTGATAATGATGGTTATCTTGGTTTAGGCACATCTGCTCCAACCGTTGCCTTGGATGTTTCGGGTTCAAGTAATCTATCAAGTAGAATTAGACTTTCCAAACACCTTAGTGGAACGAGTAAAATTTTACAACTTGGTGCTGATAGAGATACGACTTCAGTTCCATTCATAGGTGCTGAATCAAATCATGCCTTTGACATAATAACAAATAATACTCAACGAGTGCGTATAGATACTTCAGGTAATGTCGGCATCGGCACATCAAGCCCAAAAACACATTTAGATATTCAAAGTTTTCAAGCAGATGGTATTACAATTGGTGCTGATAATGATACCAATAGAACACGAACAAATTCAACAGTAAAGAGTGGCGGTATTACTGGTGTTCATTATACTAATGCAGAAGAGAGTATTAGAATAATTGGATATAGTTCTACATCTGATGCTAACAATATTCTCATTGGTGGTGGTAATGGTGATTGGAACGCAGCAACTAAAATAGATTTTTATACTGCTGCAAATTTTAATACCACTACAGGAACAAAAACTTTAACAATAGCTCCTAATAAAATAAGTGGTTCATCAACCTCAACTGGTTCGTTTGGTAGATTAGAGGTTGGAGCTTCAAGATTTAGGGAAGATATTATTACAGAAAGAATTTTACAAGGTAACGGTACTGAAGCATTACCATCACATACTTTTGAAAACGATTCTGATACAGGAATGTTTAGGGAGAGTACAAATGAACTTAGCTTTTCTACTGGTGGAACAAGAGCATTAAAAATTGATGCTAGTCGAAATGCCGTATTTACTGAGGAGATTTTTGTAAACGGCACTGGTACATCGGAGTTTAAAGGTAATGTTAGTGGTTCATCAACCTCAACCGGTTCGTTTGGTTCGGTTTTTGTTGGTACTGGAGCAGTTACGATGGGTACTAATGCTATTCTTACAAATGATTCACTTGGCATTGGAACAACATCTCCTGCTAAGAGGGTTCATATCCAACAAGGAAATAGTAATGCATTACATGAAGCAATAACAATTAGGACAAATTCTAGTGGTGAAGGTTTGATGTTAGGAATTAATGCCGACAATTCAGGATTTATTTATAGTTCAGCAGCTGCTTCAAAAGGATTACGATTAAGTGGTGTGAGTTCTGCAAGAGATACTGGTCATCTATTTATTTCATCTTCGGGAGATATTGGCATCGGCACCGCGAGTCCTGATACTCTACTACATCTAAAATCAACTTCTGCAAGTAAACCAATATTAACAATTGAGAATGAACAAGGTGGAAGCAATCCAACAGCTCTCAGGTTCAAACGAGTCACCAGTAGTCCTGCTGATGCTGATAATATAGGACAGATAGAGTTTAGAATCAATAATGACAATGATGAGGATATATTATATTCTCATATACAAGCCATAGCAACCGATGTATCCGATAGTACTGAAGATGGTAAATTAGATTTCTTTACGATGAAAGCTGGTACTTCAACAAGAACATTAACTATGGAATCTGGTCAAGTTAGTGTTACTGACCATTTCTCAATTGCAGCAACTAAGGCAATATTTTTAGATGGTGGTAGTAATACTTTTATAAGGGAGTCAAGTTCTGATAATATAGAATTTGCTACCAATAATACTGTAAGGTTAGATATTAATAATACAGCAGCAACATTTAAACAACCAAATTATAAAATAAGTGGTTCAGCAACCTCAACTGGTTCGTTTGGTGTTGTTCATGCCGCTGATAAAGTTCGTATTGGTTTGACCAATGATGACTCTCCTCATTTATTGGAAATGAAAGCTGGTGCTACTGGCGGTGACTTTATATTAGGAAGGCAGAGTGATAATGGACAGGCATTTAGAGTTGGACTTGATAGTGGAGATGATGCTTTTCTTGAATTAGGTTCTGCGGGAACAAGTAATGTGGTTGTTCTAAGAGCAGATGGAATAAGTCACTTCAATGGAGGTAATGTTTTAGTTGGAAATGCATCATCAATGAATAGTGGTGGAAACACACCTAAATTACAAGTAAGTGACAATGACAATGATGCAAGTATCGGTGTTTATAATTATGGTAATAATGCGGCTCATTTTGCATCATTAAGATTAGCTCACAGTAAGAATGGCACAATAGGAAGTCATACAGTTCTTGCTGATAATGATAAAATTGGTACTATCGAGTTTAATGGAAGTGATGGTTCTAATTTTGATACGATTGGTGCAAGAATAATTGCAGAGGTAGATGGTACACCAGCGTCTAATCGTATGCCAAGTGCATTAACATTTTCAACTGCAGCTGGTGGTTCAGATGATGATATTACAGAAAGGATGAGGATTGACTCATCAGGTCATTTAACACCAAGTAATGATGATACTTCTAACTTAGGTGCCTCGAACAAAAGATGGTCTGATGTCTTTGCTGTCCAAACAACAACTGGTGGTGTATTTGAGACAGGATTAAGAACAGAAAAGATTGGAGATAATCCAACAGGAACAATCGTAAGTTGGAACGAAGATGGTTTAGTTCCATGTGATAAAAATGAAGACGAACTCGTAATGGGTGTGATTAAACAAGGTAAAGACGAACCAATTGTATTGGGTGCTGAACCTGTGTTAGTAACGGGTAAAGTAAATGTTGGAGACTACATTGTGACCTCTAATAAAATAGGTCATGGAAAATCGGTAAAAAGAGGATATTTATTAAAGAAAGATTTATTTGGAAAAGTTATCGCACAAGCTCTTGAACCAAGTGATGATAGTGATTCATGTTTGATTAAGTGTATGATTAGGAAAATGTAATGGCAAAGATTCATATAGAAAATGGTATTATAAGTTCATCAGCTGATTATAGTTTATATCATAAAACATCTCCGTTAGCAACTGTTGAGGCTGGTGGTTTAAGGGTACAAGGTGATATAATTGCTGAAAACATGATTGTAAGTTCATCTACAACTTACATGACCACATCGTTTAGTAGCGGTAATACTGCTTTTGGTGACTCAACTGATGACACTCACCAATTCACTGGTTCTCTATTTGTTAGTGGTGGATTAGTCACAAAAGGTACTGCTGGTGGAACTGCTATACTTGAAGGAACTTCTGATCAATCCACATTAGACCTAAAAACTTCTGCAAGTAATTTTATTGTAGGGTTGTCAAATTCATCTGGTAGACTTGATTTAAGACCTGGTGGTTCAACAGCACTAACAGTAATTAATTCAGGTAATGTCGGTATCGGCGCGACAAATCCTGATTCTCCTTTGGAAATAGCAAGTGGTAATGATCCTCTTTTAAATTTAAATAAAACTGGTGGTGGTAATGCGGCTCTACATTTTGAACATGCTGGAACTGATAAGGGTTACATATATGTAGACACTAGTATGAACATGCATTTCGGAAATACTTCTGTCAATCCAACATTTGAAATAACATCTGCTGGCACAGGTATTTTTGCTGGTAGTGTAAGTGGTTCATCAACCTCAACTGGATCGTTTGGTCGTGCATATATTGATACAAAGATGGGTATTAACACAACAACTCCAGCAGGTCCTACGAGTTTTGGTATTGATGTAGCAGGTAATGGTAGCAGTGGTGGAGGCATAAGAACTAGATTTGCAAATTCTGCTGTTACTAAAAGACTTGATATTAGTTCTGAAAATACTTTTCATAATATTCAATACATAACCAATCCTTTGGCATTTTTAAATGCCACCGGCATAGTAATGCAGCTTAATCAAGATTCAACTGTTGAATTTCCTATTGCCCCAAAAATAAGCGGTTCAGCAACCTCAACTGGTTCGTTTGGTTCAGTTCATACGGCAGGTAATGTCGGCATCGGCACAACAAGTCCTGAAAAACAACTCCATGTTGAGTCAGCAGGAAGTGAACCCAAAGCGTTATTTGAAAGCACAAATGCAAATACACAAATTCTTTTAAAAGCTCTCGCGACTAAAAATAGTCAAATTATGTTTGGAGATCCAGATAATGAAGAAATAGGTGCAATAGACTACGACCATGATGATGATAGTCTGGATTTCTTTGTAAATGGGGGAACTGCAGTAACTATAAACTCTAGTCAACAAACCACATTCAATGGCAATATAAGACTTGGTGATAGTATTGCAATAGACCTTGGCAGTGGTATAGATTCACAGATTTTTCAGACTGGTGCTCATTTGTTTTTTAGAAACAACTTAACTGATGCTGATTTTATTTTCCAAGTCAATGATGGTGGTTCTACTCAAACAGAAGTGATGAGAATTGATGCCTCTACATCAAGAGTCGGCATTGGCGAATCAGTTCCTGATGGAAAACTTCATGTTAGAGGAGATTCAGGAGCCGGTGTTGCTGCTCATGCCGATGCAGATGAAATAATTGCAGAAGGACAGAATGGTGGGATTTCAATATTAGCTCTCGATGCTGGTGATGCTTCTTTGATATTTGGTAGCACGAGTGATAATATTGGTGCTCAAGCAAAATGGAATCACGATGCGAATGTTCTCAGGTTTAGAACATCTAAATCTGGCGCCAAAATGGTATTAGGTGGCGGAGATGGTGCAAACACTTTGGAAATTACAGATACAAAAATAAGTGGCTCAGCAACCTCAACTGGTTCGTTTGGTAATATACAAGCTGGTGATGGAAGTGGTTTCAAAACTATTTCTGGTAATGGAGTCGAAGTCCTTAGTTTTTTACGATTTACACATGGTGGTGGTCATTTTCTTGAATCAGGAACAAACACCTTAGCTTATAAAAGCTCTGGAGGCACTAATAATTTTTCAATAAATGCATCTAATGGAAATGTCTTTATTAGGGGAAATACTGAAGTCGATGGAGTCTTGCAAATCGATGGAACCGGCACAAATTCTTTTGCTGGTGATGTAACTATTGCAGATACAAAAACCATAGGAACTTCAACTTTTATATCAGGTATAACTGGTGATGGATTTAGAATTGATGATAATGGTTCTGATGGAACATTCTTAGAGATTGATAATATCTTTGTTCGTAACACTTTAAGAACTCACATCTTTCAAAAAGATGTTGTAAAGGCTACAAATGGTATATTGTTTATTTCTGATAGTGGTGTTATATCTGGTTCAACTGGAACTACAAGTAGTGGTACAGTTACATTTGAAGATAGTAAATCTGCTACATTTAGTGATGATCAAATACTTCTTTTTAAAGATGTACCTGACCAAGGTGCTCAAGCTGTAGTTGGTGTTAGATTTCAAATAAACGGAGATCCAATAACAGGTGGTTCAGTTCAGAGTGGTTTCACAAAATACAATGTTGATAATGTAAGTGGTGATTTAAGTGATTTAAATGTTGGTGGAACGGCTGCTAGAATAAGTGGTGGAACGGTTGCTATCGATGCTTCTTCTACTCATAGTCCGTTTATAGATGTAAATGCTTCAAGTGGTTCTGCTGTTATGAGGATGGGTAAACTTACAGGTATCACATCTCCAAGATTTGGTACATTAAGTGGATTTGGAGTATGGGCTTCGGGTTCCGCTTACTTTGAAGGTAATGTAAATGCTACTGCTGGTAACATTGGTGGATGGGCAATTGCTGGAAATGCTATAACAAGTTCTAATGGTATTATAACGATTGATGCGAACACAAAAAGAATCACTGTTAATGATGGAACAAATGATAGAGTTTATTTGGGTGAAATTGATGGTGCTAATGAGTTTGGATTAAAAATATTTGATACTGTTGGTGGTAATCATGGAACTAGTCCACAAGATTCTGATATATTAGTAGAGTTAGGTACAAGTGAAAATAAAATAGTTGGTTGGGAACTAACACCTGGTAGATTTCAATTTGACCATCCTACTGGTAGTATTGCACTTGATGCTGGAAATCAACAAGTTTCTGTATTTACTGGTTCAATAAATGTTGCTCGACCTAAAGTGGTAATGGGTAAGTTACCACGAGTTGGTGGTTCAGCATCTGATGATAGATATGGATTCGCTGTTTTTGCTGGAAACAGTGATGCTGATATAACAAATGATTTATCATATAATGTCTTGATAACAAGAGATAAGGCAAAACTTGCTGGATGGGATTTAATACCTGGTAATATACAGAGTGATAATACTTTTGGTAGTGTAAGATTTAGTTCGATATCACAATCTTTGGCAATATGGACAGGAAGTATCAATGATGAAGAACCAAAACTTGTACTTGGAAAACTTCCCATAAATGACGGTACTGTGCAAAATCCATATGGTCTTGCTGTATTTAGTGGAACTGGTACTGTAACTTCAACTGCAAATGCTGATAGTGCTTCAGTATTGATTACGGCAAACAAAGCTCGACTTGCTGGATGGGAGTTAGTACCTGGTAGATTAAGTAGTGGAACGGTTGCTAAAATAGATGGAAATAATGCTACAATAGCTCTTGGTACTAATGCTACTACTCACACAAGTGCAACACCACAACCATCATTATTTTTTGTAAGTGCATCAGCAGATCCAATATTTTTTGTTGGTGAAAACTTTAGTTATGTAAATGATGTATTGACTGCTGGTGGTTGGAAAATTGGTAATAATGTGATATCGAGCTCAACATCAGCTGATACAGATGGTGTAATAATAGACTCTGAGGCAAAGGTTTTGACTTTTCATGGTGCCAATGGTAAAAATAATTTTTCACCTGGTAGTGCAACAAGAAATAATGTAAGATTAGCAGTTGGACAGGTAGATGCCGGTGCGTTTGGAATGAGAGGATTTGATAATAGTGGTAATAGGGTATTTGAAATATCTGAAACAAGAAATGAAATAGCAGGATTTTCATTTACTCGAAATGAATTAATTGGTTCAACAGGCGGTACTGAACAATTCAGAATAGATTTAGGTAGTGCCAACATAGTTGATCCCGATGATGATCCCGTCTTTGCAATCACATTGGGTGGTGATGCCTCAAGTGATTTCGGATTGGGAGGCAATTCAATCCCAATTCAGATGGGACACGGAACAACCACTGGTAGAACTATATTTAGAGTGGGTGACGCTACAAACTTTTTAAAATTTGACAGCGGTGGGACTTTTGAATTACAAAACAGCGGAACAACAACGATTAGTGGAAGTGGTGTTAATATACAAACACCTAAATTTTTCTTAGGTGGTGGTGGACAATTCGTAAGTGGTTCAAATGGTAATATAGAAGTAAGTTCATCTAGATTTCATTTAAAACCAGATGGTAATGTTATTGTAACTGGTGAAATAAATGCTGAATCAGGTGACATAGGTGGATTTTCATTAGAAAATGACAAAATAATAAATAAAACTGTAAGTGGTACTAGTCAAACTACTTCTTCTTTACATTCTGGTGTTCTTGCTGGTTATGAAAATATAACAAAAAATACCGCTACAAACAGAAAAATGACCAGAAGTATATTCTCTGCTGCAGGTGCAAAAAACACAGAAATATGGGAATATAGACCTGATGATACTCTTTCTGCAAATCACGAATTTAAAACTACAGTAAATGCAGGACAATTCTCTCCACCTGGTCAAACTTGGGAATGGGCACATAAAGATCCTTATGATGATTTAGAAGCTTTATTTGAAAGTATAACTATTGAAAATTTATCTGGTAGTTTTAATTCAACTGACAGAGGATTAAAATTAAAATATAATACTGGTATAGGCGGAAGTCTTCAAGAAAAATTAGTAATAGGTTGTATAGATAGAAAAGATGTAAATCATTTAGCACCAGGTGGATTTGCTCCTGTTTATTACGGTATAAGTGGTTCAAATGATTTTACTGCTTCGTTTGGTCGTATTATTAGTTCACAAACTGTGGGCATCGGCACCACGAGTCCTGAATCAGAGTTGCATCTAAAAGCAGCTTTCCCAACAATAACATTAGAGGACTCAGATGTTAGTAATTTAAAACATAAAATACTAGCTGGTGGTGATGTTGGACTAGAATACTCTGCAGATGTAAACAATGTAGGCACTGGTTATCACAGATTTGATATTGGTGGTTCTGAAAAGGTAAGAATTGTTGAATCAGGTAGAGTCGGCATCGGCACAACAAGTCCAAGTAGAAAACTTTCTGTAGCTGGAACACTTCATGTTTCAAAAAGTGATGCTTTTTATACAAGCGATGGACATGGTAATTTTATTGAAATAGATTCAAAAGCATCTGGTGGTGGTGGAATCGTATGGAAAGGTCAATCATCTGGTATTTCAAGAGGCGTATTAGCAAATCAAGGTGATATGTATTTTGCTAGAAGTACAGCAGATGATAATTCTGCAGCTCCTACTTACGATATGTTTATAAAAAGAACTGGAGAAGTCGGCATCGGCACCACAAGTCCAGGTAGTAGACTACATGTGGAGGCTGCAGATGGTGAATCTGTCAACACCCATGTCGCATCGTTTAAAAATTTAGAAACTACTGCTGGCGATAGTGAGGGTGTTCTAATTCAAGCTGGAACAAGTGCTGCTGATAATGCTTTAGAAATTAATAGTCAGGCAGGTTCTGGTCTATTTTTTGTGAAAGGTTCAGGTAGAGTCGGCATCGGCACCGCAAGTCCACCTGAAACTTTATCTGTTACTGGTAACATAAGTGGTAGTGGAAATGTTATTGCTGAGAATTTTTCTGTTAATACCGCCGTCTTTCGTACAGCTGACGATGATACAAAAATTTCATTTGGTGCCGATAACATAGATTTAGTTGCCGGTGGTGTAAAAATGGTGACACTCAAAGAGGGCTCAAGTGATGCTGTTATAATAAACGATGATTCTAATGATGTAAATTTTAGAGTAGAATCTGACGGCGAAACCAATATGTTGAAAGTAGATGGGGGAACGAATAGAGTTGGTATAGCACAATCAACACCAGAAGGACTTTTACATGTGGGATTTACAGGCGCTGCTTTTAGTCCATCTACACCAACAGCAGCCTTATATGTTGAAGTACCTGATTATGCCCAACCGGCACTGTATACCAAAACACCAACTTCTGATGCAGGCACAGATAAAATTGCGAATATTATGGAATTTGCTGATAGTGCTATCAATGCTGGAGCATGTATTCTTCATCTTGATTTTTCAAGCGATAGCACTCTTAACTCTAATCATGATTTCATAAGATTTTCAGATGGTGGTGGAGAAGTTGGCCGTATTCATTCAGAAGTTTTGTATGGCACATTTACTGGTGGTCACATTTCACAAAGACCAAGTGGTTCATCCTATGATGATTGGAAACCAGGTATGATAGTAAAATCCACTGGTAATATCTTAGCAACTGGTAGTTCGATATCACTTGCTTGGCCAGAAGTTGAATTAACAACAACACAAAAAGACAAAGCCGTAATGGGTGTATTTTCTGAAACAGGTTCAGCTGGACATAACGATTCACATTTAGACCGAACACTTCCAAGAATAAATTACAATGCTGTTGGTGAGGGGATGATTAGAGTTACAGATACTAATGGAAACATAGAGACTGGTGATTACATATGTTCATCTACTAGAACAGGACATGGTGAAAAACAAGATGACGATTTAATGCATAACTATACAGTAGCAAAAGCCACTCAACCTTATAATTTCACATCAGCCAGTAATGATGCTGATTTAGGATACAAATCAATATTAATTGCTTGTACTTATCATTGTGGATAACAAATTTACTTTATATTTATATATGAATAATTAGGATAAGTTTATGCCGACTACATTTGGTCAAGCAAATATAGCCTTTGGGGCTGCTCAATTTACATTTGCTGAATTTAGTATTGCTTATGAACTATCTTTGATTCAAGATGTGGGTGGAAGATATAAAAGAAAAGAACTATATGACCAACTGTTTAAAAAAGAACCTGAAAAGAAAAGAAAAGTAATTGAGTTGATACTAAAGGTAAAAGGCAAAACAATAAAAGATAATGTTCAAATTCCACAAAATGTGAATATATCATTATCAAACATAGATTTAGTAATACAAGAGGTGCTAAAGAAACCATCTGCGAGAATATATGCTTAAACTTTATACAGATAAAAAAGAATTATTTGAATGTAATGTAGCACTTGAAGGTGTTGATATAAAAGATTCAAAAATTAGAGCTATTCTTAAGTTAGATGATAAAAATCTTATGATTGAAGGTAAGATAAAGTCTGGTGGTAAGGGTGAAATTGTTTTTCCTAAATTAAAGGGATTGACTGAAGAAGGGCAAAAGGGAACAATGGAATTGGAAGTTATTGCAGAAGATGCTTACTTTCAACCATATGAAGAAGATTTTGAAGTAAAAGTTAGTAAAAAAGTTACTGTAGAGGTATTAAATAAAGAAGAACAAAAACCACAAATTGTTGTTGAAAGAATCACACCAGAAACCGAATTGATGAAAATGTTAATAGAAAATGGAATTACCAAAAAAATGTTGGTAAAAAACAAGTCTCGTTTCACTCCTGTTTTACATAATTATTATAAGGAAGCAAACATTCAAGAAGGTTTTAATGTCTTTTTATCAAAGGTTTTAAAGAGGTTAGATTAGTATGTCATTTGATTTAACCAATATATTGATATCAGAGGGGTTTCAGAATTTACTACAAGTTCGTAGAGATGACAAAACTATCTTTGATGCTCTTGGTAATAGGTTAGATGACTTTCGTCTTTCTGGTTCTTTCACCACAAGTGAATTTTTAGAAATTGAAAATGGAACATCTCAAACTGGTAATAAATTACACAGTCGAGGTGGCACTCTTTATTGGGGTGCGACAAACTTAGAGTCTTACGGTGGTGGTGGACTATCCAACATACACGAGGATACAACTCCTCAACTTGGTGGGGACTTAGATTTAAATTCTAATGACATAAACGGTACAGGAAACTTTTTAATACAAGGAACTGGTTCACTTCAAGAGTTTAATGTTGGAGATAACTCTTTTGATTCTTATTTATCTATAACACCTACATCTGTTGAGAAAGACCTTTTCTTAGTTAAATCAGGAAGTTTTTCTGCTTTTGAAGTAAATAATAAAGGTGTAATTAACTTTGGTGGATTCACAGAGGAACCTGATTTTGTCGAAGGGGGTTTTTATTATAATACAGATGAAAACGAATTTTATCTTGGAATAGGAGACTAAAATGCCTAGTTGGAAAAAGATTATAGTAAGCGGAAGTAATGCTGTACTGAATGAAATAACTGCTTCAGGAGGATTTAAAGGTGACGGTAGTGGTATTACAAATGTAACTGCTGCTAGTGTAACATTTGCAAATGTAAGTGGAAAACCAACATTAATTAGTGGTAGTGCTCAATTAGCAACATCAATTAGTGGTTCTTTCACCTCTGTTAGTTCTTCTTTATCTAGTAGGTTGACGATTGCTGAATCAGAGTTAGGTAATACTCTAATTAGTGGTAGTGGGCAAATTGCAACAGCAATAAGTGGTGCTTTTACTGAAACATCATCAAGTTTAGCTAGTAGAATAACTACTAACGAGAGTCTTTTAAATCAATCAGTAAAAACTGATGCGAGTCCTACTTTTGCTGGTTTAACATCTAATGGTAATGTTTCTGTAACAGGCGATATAGAAGCTACTGGTAATGTTATAGCAAAAAATTATATTGTAAGTTCGTCTGTAACTCACATGACTCAATCATTCAGTAGTGGTTCAACTATTTTTGGTGATGATAGTCAAGATACACATCAGTTTACAGGCTCACTAACAATTTCTGGTGCTTTTGCATTAAATGGAGAATCTTTTTCAACGGCAGTTTCTTCATCAGCTGCGGCAGCTGGATTTGGAACTGGTGGTAGTGGTGTTTCAAGTTACGATGATTTAACAAATGTTCCATCTGGTATAATATCAAGTTCTAATCAGTTACCAACTGGTCTAGTTAGTGGTTCTGCACAATTATCTACTTCTATAAGTGGTTCACTTACATCATTAAGTTCATCTCTTGCAGGTAGATTAACAACTGCTGAATCTGAATTAGGTAATACACTAATAAGTTCCTCTGCTCAAATTGCATCACAGATAAGTGGTTCATCTACAAATTTATCTTCTAGTCTTACATCAAGGATTACGACTCTTGAAGGAACTGGAACAACACAAGGTGTAGGTCAGAGTGATAATGTAACATTTGGTAGAATAACAACGACATCTGGACCTGATGTATTTGGTGGAAATGTTACTATTGGTGGAAATCTAACTTTACAAGGTTCTCAGAGTGCCGCTGAAACATTAGTTATTGCAGACCAATTTGGATTCTTTGCTTCTGGTTCAAAAAATGCCAATGTTGACGCTGGTATTCTTGTTCAAAGTGGAAGTAATGGTGATACGGGTAGTGCTTTATATCACGACATAACTACTGCTGAAAATACTAATCCCAACGGTGGTAGATGGTCTGTTGCAAAAAATGTGAAAGCAGATGATACTGCAGTAACGCCTGGTGCTTTTGTGGGAACTGTTACGGTTGGTGGGGACTCATCAGAACCTGATGAGGGTGATGTTCAATATGGTGTGGGAGAAATGTATATTACAAGTGATGGTGAAATATACATCTATACAGGAAGTTAAAAATTAAAATGAGAGGTTATAAATGCCAGCTAAGTCTTTAAGTCAAGCTGTTTCGGAACAAAGTATTCCGAAGGAAAACAATCAACCTAATGTGGTTGGTGAAAAAAATTTTAATTTGAGTTCTGATGAAGTTAAATTTATTTTAGCTAAATTAGCTCAAATAGAGTTTAAGGGAGTTGAAATTGAGTTTACTTATAACTTGATTGTAAAACTTCAAGAATACTATAAAAGTTTAAATAAATAATTTTTATTGTTGGCTTCTGAAATAGAAGAAGTGGGCTCAACGATGAGTAACCAACCGCGATAGGAGTTGAAATGCCAAGTTGGAAAAAAATAATAGTTTCTGGCTCAGATGCCAGTTTATCCTCTTTAAATGTAGATGGTGCTATCACTGCTAGTTCTTTTAGTGGAGATGGTAGTGGTTTGACTGGTGTTGGTATGGATGCCTTAACCTTCAATAAAAATTTATCAGAAGCTTTTGAGATAGATGGTGATGACTATGTTTTAGTAGATACCACGACAAAATTTGTTGTGGATAGAAGATGGGAAGTTGATTCAAATGGTGATGTTATGCCTAGAAATGTAATGTTGTTTACTTCTGGTTCAACTGTGAGTTTCTTGGAGGATTAGTATGCCTACAAAAAATATAGTCCCAAGAGGTAACAACGAAGGTCAACTAGGAACTGAAGAAAAAAGATGGAATTCAGTAATAGCTGAAACTGCTTCTTTTACTACTTTTAGTGGTAGTATAACTGGTAACGAATTTACACTTTTTAGTGGTTCTGCACAATCTACTGCTTCATTTGGTTTTTTGCAGGGTGATGGTCGTGGTTTAACCAATTTGACTGCAACTGCCACACCTGGTGGTTCAAATACCTTTGTACAATTCAATGATGGTGGTGTGACTGGTGGTGACGCTGGTTTCACATATGATAAATCAACAAACTCCATAACTGCTATAACCCACATAACCTCTAGTGGAGATATAAGTAGCTCTGCAACCTCAACTGGTTCATTTGGTTTAATATTAGGTGATGGAAGTCAACTAACTAATTTACCAGCATCTTTTACATCTGCTGGTATTAGTGGTTCTTTTACACCAACAAGTAGTAGTTTAGCAAGTAGAGTTTCAAATATCGTAGATGGTACTACAATAGTTGCAAGTGCAAGTAATGCTATAACAGCAAGTCACGCTTTAAATTCAGGTGTAACTTCATATACAAGCTTAACAAATGTCCCAACTGATATTGTAAGTGGTAGTGCTCAATTAGCAACATCAATTAGTGGTTCGTTTACATCAACGAGTTCAAGTCTTGCTTCAAGATTAACAACTGCTGAATCAGAGTTGAGTAATACATTAATTAGTGGAAGTGCACAAATTGCTTCTTACATTAGTGGTTCGTTTAACAAAGGGTTTGAATTTGATGGAAAAATAAGTGGTTCAATAACTTCAACTGGTTCATTTGGTAGAATTGAAGTTAGTGCTGACACCTTAGCGATTGGCGGAACTGAGTTAAATAAAACTGTAGCCGATAATATCACAGACTTAGACCAAGAGTTAAATACAACATCAAGTCCGGTATTTTCTGGTTTAAGAGTTGCTGGAGATATAACTGCTGAAAGATATATAGTATCTTCATCTGTGACTTTTATGACACAATCATTCAGTAGTGGCTCAACAATATTTGGTGATGATAGTAATGACACTCATAAATTTACTGGTTCATTACAAATTTCAGGTGGATTAGAGGTTCAAAATGGTAATTTAGAAATAGCTGGTAACATAAGCGGTTCATCAACTTCAACTGGTTCGTTTGGTAGTCTTTATGTAAATGATAGAATAGGATTGGGAATATCAAATCCTGCAGCTTACTCAGCTAATGGTGTAACTTCAATGACCATTGGGGGTGCTCGTGGAAATCGTTCAAACTCTGGAATTTCAGTAATATCATCTACTGGTGGTTATGGTGCTCTATACTTTGGTGATGGAACTGGTAATGCTGTATATAGAGGAGCAGTAGAATACAATCATTCAGATGATAGTTTAAAAATTTGGACAGGTGCTACAACTGGTATAGGAAGAGCTATTACCATAGATAGTTCAAATAATACTACATTTGGTGCAAATGTCATTGGAAATGGAAACATAAGTGGCTCATCAACTTCAACTGGTTCGTTTGGACAAGTCACTACTACAACTCCAGGTAGAATAATCGGTAACATTACTGAAATAATAAAAGTGACTGTAGTAGACGATGGTGGTGATCATTTTGCTTTTGAAGATGCAACCACTCCAAATTTGGTCGTTAGTGAAGGAAAAACTTATCGTTTCGACCAATCAGATAGTTCAAATGATGGTCATCCATTTAGATTTAGTTTAACAGAGGATGGTTCTACTTACACCACTGGTGTTACCACAAACGGAACGCCTGGAACAACTGGTGCCTACACAGAATTGCAGGTAAATAAAACTACAGCAAATCGTTTATTCTATAAATGTAATGTTCACAGTGGTATGGGTAACCAAGGTAATATTTTAAAAAATGATTTGTCAAATTTTGGTGGTAATATTAGTGGTTCGGCATCGTCAACAGGTTCATTCGGATATCTCAACGCTTCCGGTAATTTAAATATAGATGGTGGATATGTAAGTGTTCACAATCAAGGTGTTCAATCACAAATTAGATTATATTGTGAGGTAAACAACGCTCATTATGTAGCTCTACAAGCACCAGCACATGCGGATTTTGGGGGAAATGTAACAGTAACTTTACCAGCTACAACCACCACATTAATTGGTACAAACACAACTGATACATTAACAAATAAAACTTTAACAAGTCCTGACATTAATGGTGGTACGATAGATGATGTAACTAGAGTAAGTGGTTCATCAACCTCAACAGGTTCGTTTGGTATATTAAAAATTAATGGTGGACAAATCGCATCTGATGGAAACGATTTTGGTATAGGCACATCAACACCGACAAGTCCTGGTGGTTTTGCTAAAACCTTTCAAATATCTACGCCAGATGATGGTGCCTCCTTAGTATTGACAAGTGATAATGATGGAACACCTCGTAATTTTGAAATAGGAAATACTCTTAGTGGTAGAGCTATAATTCAAAATAGAGATACTACTTCAAATGGTTTTATACAATTTTCTACTGGCACCACAAGAAGGATGCTTATCACTAATGATGGTGATGTTAATATAACTAGTACCTTATACACAACTGGAAATAATGCGAAATTATATGTTGACGGAAAAGTTTTAGTAGATGGTAATTTAGAAGTTACAGGAAGTATAAGTGGTTCAGCAACATCAACTGGTTCGTTTGGACACATTATGGTTGGTGGAAATAATTTCACAACTGCGGTTTCCTCATCTGCGGCTGCAAGTGGATTTGGAACTGGTGGTGGTGGTGGTGGTTCAATGGATGATCTTGTTGATGATACTTCTCCACAACTTGGTGGTAACTTAGATACCAATGGAAATGATATAGTATTATCAGATGGTAACAGACTGTATCATAGTGCTTCATTAGGAACTTATGCGGCTGAAGATGTTATAAACGCTGGTTGGAATAGTGGATATGCTAATAGTGCCAAAATCCGAATAAAAAGAGGTGGATTTGACCAAGCAAGTTGGGTATTTCAAGCATCAAATCAAAGTAGCGATGTAACAACATTAGCCGTTGGTGGTGAGAATCTATATTCAGTTGGAATTGGTGCGTTTGATGGAAATCGTGCACCTCAATATAATCTTCATGTTTCAGCTAGTAATACTGCTTATCTGATATACGCAGAGGGTAGTCAAGGTGGAAATAGAGGAATTTATGTCAGAGGTGGTCACACAGGTAATGCTTCACTAGATACATTTCATTTTGCAGTCGGTAATACAGGTACAAGTTTACTAAGAGGTGACGGACAAAAAGTAGTATTTCATTCACCAGCAACATTCTTTAGTGGTAGTGGTGAAATACAAATGACTGGTAGTCTTGTTGGAACAAGTGCTCAATTCACAGATTATGTAGGTAATGTAAGTGGTTCAGCAACATCAACTGGTTCGTTTGGTATATTAGAAACTGCTGGTGCTTCTAATATTGGTGGTATTTTAAGCATACCAGGCTTTCCTAATGTATCTTCTTCTTTGGCAGCTGCTGTTGCTGGTGGTGATAATTTAGGAAATCATACAGCAACTCAAGATATTAACTTAGATGGTAATAATTTAACTAATGTGAGTTCCTTAACTGCCACTGGTAATATAAGTGGTTCAGCAACATCAACTGGTTCGTTTGGTCATTTACAAATAAGTAATAATGATGTTTATGGTAGAGCAAATGGAATTGCTATTGGAACTGTAGCAAGTTTTAACTCACCTAGTTTAGCATTTGAAGTCACAAAGGAGATAGATAATAATTATGTAGCTTTACTTCGTAATTTAGAAGGAACTGCTGGTCGTAACTTTGGTCTTTATGTAAGAGCAGGTACTAATACCTCTGATTTTGCCTTACAGATAAGAGATAAAGATGATTCACTTTTAACTAGAGTAGATGGTGCTGGAAACCTTTTACTAAATGCAGGAGATGTAAGATTAACATCTGGTAATGTAAGTGGTTCTGCTCAATCAACAGGTTCGTTTGGAGTATATAGTAATAATTTCATTCCTAGTATTGATAACACTCATGATTTAGGTTCATCAACTCATAGATGGGCAAATGCTCACATTGGTGATATAGAACTATCCAATGAAGGCACAGAAGGAAACGAAGTAGATGGAACAACAGGTTCATGGACAATTCAGGAAGGTGAAGATGACTTATACTTATTAAATAGAAAGAATGGTAAAAAGTATAAATTTAAACTAGAGGAAATTGAGTAATGCCTATTATTGCATCATCACATATTACGGCAAGTGGTCAAATAAGTGGATCTGCTAATACGACAGGTTCTTTTGGTCATCTTATAGTTAGTGGAGATAATTTTGATACTGCAGTGTCATCATCTGCTGCTGCTAGTGGATTTGGAACTGGTGGCGGCGGTGGAAGTGGCATCTCAAATGTGGTTGAAGACACAACTCCACAACTTGGTGGTAATCTAGATTTAAATTCTAAAAACATTATAGGTAATGGTGGTATTAGTTTATCAGGTTCATTAATTATAAGTGGCACAACAGTACCTACGAGTGCTTCATTACACATTACAGATACTAGTTTTACCGATACTCATATATTATCACAATCTTTAGTTGTTGCTGTAGATGGAAACAATGGTAGATTGTTTAGTGTTACAGACCAGATGACTGGTAGTTTATTTAGTGCAAATACGGTTGCTGGTTTACCTGTCATTGAAGCATTTAGTGATAATAAAGTTACATTAGGACCATTCAGTAGTCAAGTCATTGTAGATAGTAGTGGAAACATAAGTGGTTCATCAACATCAACTGCTTCATTTGGTCAACTTGAAGTTGGTGGTGGAACATTTACATCTGCTTCTCTTGCTGCAGGTGGAAGTGGTGGTGGAAGTGGTATTTCTAATGTGGTTGAAGATACAACTCCACAACTTGGTGGAGATTTAGATTTAAACTCCAATGATGTAACTGGCACTGGTAATATAAATATCGTTGGAAACATAAGCGGTTCAGCAACCTCAACGGGTTCGTTTGGTAAATTAGAAGTTGGTAGTCAAATAAGATTGATTGAAGGTGATGATTCATTTATCAAAGGTGGTGATTTTGGCATTGGAACAAGCACACCAGTAGCTCGTTTAGAAATAGAAGATGACGGAACATCTAACTCCATGTTGTTGAAACTCACAGTAGACGATACTAATGTCTATGGTATGGTTTTCGGTAATGATACCTTTAGCACGACTGATACCGATGGTGGACAACATATATTAAGTAATGATGGTACTTACATAATCAGAACACTTGGTTCTGGCACCGCAACGAGAATTGGAGCTGGTACAGCTTATAACAATTATAACTACTTAGAGATAACCGGCTCTATTGCTAAATTTACAACCACCACAATAAGTGGCTCATCAACTTCAACTGGTTCGTTTGGTAGAGTAGAAGCACATGGTGGTTTACAAATTCCAACTGTAGGCAGTTTGGCAAATGGTATTTTATTTGGGGATGGCGATACAGGTTTCTATGAAACTGCTGACGATGATGTATATTTCACAAGAGGTGGTAATACTGTATTTAGAGCAAATACATCTTCACAGATAGATTTTGGAGTTTCAACTTTATTCTATAATACAACTGGTGGTTTTAATATTAAAACTGGAGCTGGTGCTGTAGGAACACCAAATTATACATTTAGAGGTGATACTGATACAGGTATGTATCGTAGTGCTGCTGATAAGATTGGTTTTACTGCTGGCGGAGCTTTACAATTAGAAGTTACTACAAATAAAATAAGTGGTTCATCAACATCAACTGGTTCATTTGGTCATATAATGAAAGGTGGAGTTAATTTTGATACGGCAGTTTCTTCATCTGCTGCAGCTGCTGGTTTTGGTGGTGGTGGTGGCGGTGGAACTATTACAGCACTAAACAATCAAACTGCAAACAGACTTGTGACCATAGGTTCAACCACAACAGAGTTGGATGGTGAAGCTAACTTAACATTTGATGGTAGTACATTAACTGTCAATGGTGATATAATACTTGACGATGGTGGCTCTTTAAAAGAAGCTGGTGGAACTGCTGCAATAACATTCGATGGTTCAGGTAATGTAACAAAGATAGGTCAAGATAGTCCAAGTAGTGATGAAGTATTAACTTGGGATGGAAGCAAATGGGTTGCAGCTGCTGCAGCTGGTGGACAAGCAACTGGTGGTTCTGGTTTATTTGGAGCTGGTACAACTCAAGGTGGAATTTTAGTTAAAGCAGCTGGTGACTTAACGGGTTCGTTTGTAGACAATATCACAATAAGGTCAGGCTCTTTACATATAGTGTCTGGCACTCTACAAGCAGACTTTATAGGACCAAGTGGTGATAATATTGACATAAACTCCATAACCCATCAGTATGGTTCAAAAGATGCTGGTTATGCATCTGGTTATGGATTTGATGGTAGTGTTAATATCAGTAGTTATCTTTATGGCATAACTTTTTCACCAGATGGTAAAACTTTAATGGTGTTGAACGGTAGTAGCGGTAGAACACTTTATCAATTTGAATTAAAAACTCCTTGGGATGTTAGAACACAACAATATGTAAAATCGACTGGTACTTTTTCAGCAAACGAAACCGGTCCATTAGGAATGTGGTGGCATCCTGATGGATTAAGATATTGGTTGGTTGGTAGTACATTAGATGGAATATCAGAATATGCCGTTGACATACCTTGGACTTTAGGTAAAGATCAACCAACTTTTATAAAATCAATGGATAATAACTTGATTGCAAATAATATTGGAGATGAAACTACACCAAGAGGAGTTTTTTGGAAACCAGATGGCACAAGAGTTTATATTATTGGTGGTTCTAGAGAAACAGTAATGCAATATCACACAACAGGCTCTGCTTTTGATATCGGTGCTTTAAATTTTATAAAAGAATTTGATGTTGATGCTCAAGAAAATGCTCCTCAGGATGTTCATTTTGATAAAACTGGAACTCAAATGTTTGTTGTTGGTACTCAAGACGATGAAATAAATCAATATCATTTATCACAATCATGGGATGTTGGTACGGCAAGACATATCGGAGTATACGATACTTCTACTGAAGAAAGTAATCCGTTTTGTATGTTTTTAAGACCTGATAATAGTGAAATTTATATTGGTGGTTCAGGTGCAGATGAAATTAATGTTTATACCATAAGTGGTTCTCGTAGAGTAAGCACCACAACGATAACTGGTGATGTAAAAGTAGAGTCTAGTGATTTTGATTTTAAAGAGAGTAGTTATTTAAAAATTTCTAGTTCACTAGAATTAAGTCCTAAAGCCGATGTAAATATAAATACACCAATTACAATGCAAAGTTCTAGTATGTACTTGAATGGTGTTACTAAAGAATTAAAACTTAGTAGTCTTCGTTTTTTATATGGTTCAAAAGATGGTGGTTATGCATCTGGTTATGGATTTGATGGTGGAGTCGCACATGGAAGTTATCTTTGGGACATGGCCATTTCACCAGATGGTAAAACTTTAATAACATTAGATGGTGGTAGCGGTAGAACACTTTATCAATTTGAATTAAAAACTCCGTTTGATTTGAGAACACAACAATATGTAAAATCGACTGGTACTTTTTCAACAAACGAAACCGGTCCATTAGGAATGTGGTGGCATCCTGATGGATTAAGATTTTGGTTGGTTGGTAGTACATTAGATGGAATATCAGAATATAGTGTTGACATACCTTGGACTTTAGGTACAGATCAACCGACTTTTGTAAAATCAATGGATTCAAATTTAATTGATGGCGGTAGAGAAGAAACCACTCCTTCAGGAATTGTTTGGAAACCAGATGGAACAAAAGTTTTTGTTGTTGGATACGAGAAAGATACCATTCAACAATATGCGGTAACAGGCTCTAATAATAATTTTAATATCCACGCTTTAAAACAAGAACATGAAATACCAGTTTTACAAGAAGAGACTACTCCAACAGGTATACAATTTACAAGTGATGGAAGTCAAATGTTTGTTATTGGTTACCAAAAGGATGAATTGGTAAGATATAAATTATCAAAAAATTGGGATATTAGCACTGCCAGATTTAAAGAAAGTATTAATATTGGAACTGATTCAGGAGAAACAAATCCATACATGATATATCTTTCGTATGACCAAAACAGACTTTATACTGGTGGTTCAGTTGCTGATGAAGTTCAAGTTTTTGAATTTGATGAGTCACTATATAATCATAGTTCTTCACTAGACCGTCTTAACATCTCAACTAATACTGACATATACGGTAATGTAGATGTATATGGAAAATTAACTTTAAGACAATCACCAATAATTGATACAGAACCAAATTTTGAACATGGATTAATTAGTGAAACTGGTAGCATTAAAGCTTCTAGTATATCAAATCCAATTGATATTACAAAATTATTATTTGAGTATGGTTCAAAAGATGGTGGTTATGCATCTGGTTATGGATTTGATGGTGGAGTCTCACATGGAAGTTATCTTTGGGACATGGCTATTTCACCAGATGGTAAAACTTTAATGACATTAGATGGTAGTAGTGGTAGAACAATTTATCAATTTTCTTTAAAAACTCCGTTTGATTTGAGAACACAAGAATATGAATCGAAGACGCCAAATCTTTCAAGTAACGAAAGCAGTCCATTAGGAATGTGGTGGCATCCTGATGGATTAAGATTTTGGTTGGTTGGTAGTGCCAGGGATGGAATATCAGAATATAGTGTTGACATACCTTGGAGGTTACCTAAAGATGAACCGACTTTTGTAAAATCAATGGATTCCAATCTCATTGATGGTGGTTCAGATGAAAGCACTCCTTCAGGAATTGTTTGGAAACCAGATGGAACAAAAGTTTTTGTTGTTGGATATGATGAAGATACTATTCAGCAATATGCTGTAACAGGCTCTGTTTTTGATATTCATACTTTAAAACAAGAACATGAATTACCAGTTTTACAAGAAGAAACTAGTCCATCAGGTATACAATTTACAAGTGATGGAAGTCAAATGTTTGTTATTGGTTACCAAAAGGATGAAATAGTCCAATACGATTTATCAAAAAATTGGGATATTAGCACTGCTAGGGTTAAATCAACTTTCAATGTTGGAACTGATTCGGGTGAAACAACTCCATACATGATATATCTTTCATATGACCAAAAGAAATTTTATACTGGTGGTTCAATTGCTGATGAAGTTCAAGTTTTTAAATTACCTGACGCTAATACAACCAGCTCTTTAGCTCGTAACAAATTTACTATTGCTTCTTCTACTGATGTTTATGGAGATTTAGATGTATATGGAAATGTAATTTTAAGACAAACACCAACATTTAAAACAGAACCAGAATTTACACATGGATTAATTGCTGTATCTAGTAGTTTTAAATTTACTGATTCAAGTATATCAAGTCCAATTGATTTATCGACCGCAGAATTTAAACAATCTTCTGCAGATCCAGAAACTATTGGTGATATTTACAGCATACACTTCAGGCCTGATGGAAGAAGAGTAATATTAATGGATGATACTAGTGTTGATAAGATTTATCAATATGACTTATCGATTCCTTGGGATGTTAGCAGTTTAGATACAACAAAAAAAGGTGAATTTAGCATATCTTCATTTGAGGGTGGTGCATATGCGATGAACTTGTCTATGGATGGTTCTTATTTGTTTATCGTTGGTGCTGATGATGATGGAATCAATTCATTCAGATTATCAACTCCTTTTGATATTACTACTGCCACTCATGAAAGAGTAATGGATTCAAATAAAATTGCTGGTGGTGATGATGAATCCCAACCGAGTGGAATTGTTGTTAAACCAGATGGAACAAAATTTTATCTCATGGGATACTCTAGAGATACCATTCAACAATATGCGGTAACAGGCTCTCTTTTTAATATTAATTCTTTAAAACAAGAAAATGAATTACGATTGCCTCCAGAACATGATACTTGTACAGATTTAAAATTTACAGGTGATGGAAGTCAAATGTTTATTCTAGCTTCAGGTGATGATGAAATAGTCCAATACGATTTATCAAAAAATTGGGATATTAGCACTGCTAGAAAGATACAGACACTCTCGGTAAATGCAGTTGAAAGTGCTCCTCGTGGGTTTTTTATAAAACCTGATAACAGTAAAATGTATGTCGTAGGTACAGGTGGTGAAAAAATACATGAATTTACTTTTGGAAATGGTAAAACAGGTGCAAATTTTAGAAATTCACAACTTACTGCTTCTGCAAATACACTTGATATGTCAGGACAAGTTAATTTATTTGGTTCAATGGATGTCCAACAAGACATTAATGTATTTGGTTATGTTGATGGTAATCTTAGAGGTTACAGACCTATTGTAAAACAAAATTCTGATTTTACATGTACTACAAATAATAGTGGATTTTACTTTAGAGTTGGTGGTAACATAACTTGTTCGATAGCTGCTAATGTTAATTTTACAGGCTCAGGAATAATCAATGATTCCACTGGCTCCTTATATGCTCCAATTGGGACTGAATGGGACTTTTTTCAAACATCTTCTGCAGGAAACTTTTTATTTGAAAGTGCAAGTGGAGTTACCGTAAATGTTAAAAATAATAACATGAATCTTGCTGGTCAATTTTCATCTGCTACCTTAAAGAAAGTAGATGATAATGAGTGGGACCTCATGGGAGATTTAACATAATGCCAGGAATCTCAGCTGGATTGGGTGGACAAGTAAATAATAATATTCAAACAACTGGCTTAGTTGGTTATTGGGATCCAGCTTATAAAAAAAGTTATCCGAGAACTGGAACGACTTGGTTTGATTTAAGTGGTTTTGAAAATGATGGAACATTATCTGGTAGCCCAACTTTTAGTACCTCTAATGGTGGGGTTTTTGACTTTGATGGTACAGATGATCGCTCAAATCATGGGGATGATACTTCTTTAGATATTACTTCAACGATTACTTTATCTATTTGGGTAAATTTTGATACAAATGGCACACCAAGTTGTCAACTTATAGGTAGGGATGCTGTTGGTACAAGTAATAGAAGTTATGAAATTATGGGTTATAATGGCGATGGTTTAATTTATTACCAAAACTGGACTGGTGGTACTAATAATTATGTTGCCTGGGATAATGGGACATGGCAATCAGGTGTATGGTATTGTCTTACTGCTACTTATGATGGAAGTTATGATAGGATTTATCTTAATGGCGTGTTAAATTGCACACCACATGCTCATACTGGTGATATTGATAATAATGATGTTAGCTTTATAATAGGAAGTGGTCCAGATGCATCTGGCGCAGAAGTACGATATGTGAATGGGCAATTTGGACCTGCACTGGTATATAATAGAGCACTATCAGCAGGTGAAGTATTACAAAACTATAACGCACAAAAACAAAGGTTTGGGGTTTGATATGGGTTATAGTTTTGGAGGACCAATAGTAACTGATGGTTTACATTTTTATGTTGATGTTGCCGATAATAATAGTTATCCTGGTAGTGGAACTACCGTTACAGATTTGATTCGTAGTAAAAGTGGTACATTGACCAATGGTCCAACAATAGGAACTTCTCCATCTAAACATATAAACTTTGATGGTAGTGATGATTATCTTGTTTATGCAAATTACATACCAACAGAACTAACAACTAGCTCATATTCTTTGGAATTTTGGTTTACAAATAATGCTGGTACTGATTATGAGGGTGTCTTTTCATTAGGAAATGGTTGTCAGGTTTATGCTAGAGATAGTAAATTAGAAGTTTATCAAAGTAATAATGGTTCTGCTTCTTATAATGTGGTAAATGGTGTTAAAAACAGTACATCTTTAGGTTCAGAAGGAGATTGGAATTGTGCTGTTCTACATAGAAGTGGAACAACTATTACTTTTTTTATAAATGGCGCAGCTGATGGCCAACACTCAGCAAGTAGTGGCAATACTATGGGAGTAGGTAGTGTAACTGATACGCTGATTGGTGCTTACGCTACGAATGCATATCGTTATGGTGGACTATTAGGACCACTTCGTATATACAATAGGGCTTTATCGGTGGCAGAAATCAATCAAAACTTTAACGCTCAACGAACAAGGTTTGGAATATGATAGGTTCTACAAATTTCACGACTGATGGTTTAATATTTACAGTAGATGCTTTAGATAAAAATAGTTATCCTGGTAGTGGTGCTAATTGGCAAAGTTTAGTAAATACTAATCATACAAGTTCAATGAGTAATGTAAATTTTACTTCTGCTGGAAAATTAACTTCATTTGATTTTACTGGTACAAATCCATCTCGTTGTGAGTGGAATAATTTGGCTCCAACACTACAAGCTCAAAGTACAGGTACATTTAGTCTTTGGTTTCAATATGATAACGCTTCAGGAAATAGATATTTATTAACTATGGGGCAAAAATCATCCGATTGGAATTCTAATAAATATCATCTTAGTCTTATGGCAGATGGTGATTGGTTTTGGGGTTCATATGGTGCCGCTACAAGGGAACATGTAAATGTAGGTACTGTATTATCTACTGGTAGAATTTATAATATTTGTGGTAATAGTGATGGAAAACTATATTTAAATGGTAATTTGGATTATACAGCAGATAATGCGTTTTGGTTTAATAATGCTCAAACAATTGACCATGTACACATTGGTCAATTATATTCAAGTGGTACACTATACGCTAGTCAACAATTTGATGGTGATTTATATAGTTTTTGTATTTGGGATAGAGCATTAACGACACAAGAAATAAAACAAAATTTTGAAGCTCAACGAACAAGGTTTGGAATATAGATATGGGTGTTTCAGCAGGAGCAGATTTAATACAAGATGGATTGGTTTATGCTATTGATATGGCTGACCAAAATAGTTATCAACATCTATCAACAGCTGTGTCTGATTTAGCTACTAATAAAGCGGACGCAACTATAGGTAATGTTGGTTCTATTGGAACTGCTTATGGAGAAAACGATAGAAAAGGTTTAAGTTTTGATGGCACTAATGATTATATGCTTGCAGGTGAAGACACACAATTTTTATGTCAATCAACCCAAGACGCAACTATTTCTTGGTGGGGATATATTGATGGAAGTCATAGTGGTGAAGCAAGAATGGTTGTCATTCATAAAACAGATGGTTTTTCAAGATTTGGAATAGGATGGGGAAATTCAGGCACAAAATTTTATTGTTCTTACAATCAAGATGATGGTCATGATAGACTTCAATCAAGTAGTAATTTTGCCGTAGGAAATTGGTATAATACTGTGGCTACAAAACAAGGAGCAACTGTAAAATTATTCATAAATAATGTTTTAGAAGGAACTGCTACAGACCAAACACAAAGTGATATTGATTTAAGCACAGCATCCAATACAACCATAATGTATAATAATTATCCTTCTGATACTAATGGTCAACATTTTCTACAAGGTGTATTTGCATGTTGTCATTTATACGATAGGGCTTTAACGATAGAAGAAATAAAACAAAATTTTAACGCTCAACGAACAAGGTTTGGAGTATAATCATGTATGAAAATAGAAAATATGTAATTTTTAACACTAGTGAAACAGGAAGCATTGACTTCTCACAAGTGATGGAAACAAGTGTCAATACATTAAGATTAAACATTAGTGGAAGTAAAACTTTTGTAAAATACGAAGGAAGTCAACCAAGTAGTGTTGCTGGTTTATCTTCAAAATCAAGTGAATACACTCACGCACAAATATCAAATGTATTAACAGGAAGTGAGTGGTCAAACACAGAAGGAATGTAGTTATGTTAGTTAAATTCGATGAAATAATAGAAATAGTATTACACCACGAGGGTGGATATGTAAACGATCCGAAAGATCCAGGTGGAGAAACTAATTTTGGTATTGCCAAAAGAAGTCATCCTGATGTGGATATAAAAAACCTCACAAAAGATGGGGCAAAAGAAATCTATAAAGAACACTATTGGGATGGTAATAAAGTTGAAAGTTTACCTGAAGAACTCAGACATATTTATTTTGATATGTGTGTAAATCAAGGTAAAGGTAGAGCTGTAAAAATTCTACAAAAAGCAGCCAATGCTAAAGGTAAAAACCTAAAAGTAGATGGTGGATTAGGACCTAAGACAATAGGTGCTATGGAAGGTGTTGAGTTAGACAGAGTTCGTGCTTATCGTGTCAAGTATTATGCTGATTTAGTAACTCGTAAACCAGACTTGGAGAAGTTTTACTTTGGTTGGTTTAGAAGAGCATTAGAAGTTTAGTTCTTTTGAAACTTATATATTTATAGATGTAGGAGAATATCTATGTCTATACCAAAATTAAAAGATTTGATTAACGAAACAGACTATCATTTAACAAAACCATTACGAAAGGTAGGTGGTGTAGCTATCGTTTCTGAAGGACAAGTTCTTTTAGTAAAACGTTCTGAGATTGCCGGTAAATATCCAAACTTTTGGGCAGTTCCAATGGGTGGTATTGAGAAAGGTGAAACTTTTCGTGAAGGTGCTGCTCGTGAATTAAAAGAAGAAACAATGCTTGACATTAACCCTAAAAATTTAGTATATTTAGGTACAATAAAAGACGGCGTACATAATCGAATGATAAAGTTATACAAGGCAGAAATGGATGGTAAACCTGAACCAACGTTAGACTTTGAGCATTCTGATTGGGGTTATTATGATAAAGATAGTATGCCACGGCCAATAGACGATAGAATGAGACAAGTATTGGAATTAAACTTATGAGTTTGAAAAAACTAGTAGAAGAAATAACCAAACCCGTTATTGACGAGATGGGCATTGTTGCCAGTGATGGAACTATCAAAGGTGGTTCAAGACATTCTAAAATAAAAAAAATGAAAAAGAAAGGACACACCTCAGTTCCTTATGGTAGTGGTTATAAGAAAGTAAATGAACAACCGACCAAAATCAAAAAAACTATCGGTGTATTTGGTGGTAGATTTCAACCATTTCACTCAGGTCATCTTGCCACATATAAATGGTTGGCATCTCAAGTTGATGAAGCCTATATAACCACAAGTAATATTAAGAAACCACCACGACATCCAATGAACTTCAAGGAAAAAGTTCGTCACATGGTAAAGGTTGGTATTCCTAAGAATCGTATTATTGAAGAAAAGACACCTTATGTGGCAACTAATTTACTTAAAAAGTTTAATCCTGAAACCACGGCAGTAGTTTATGCTTTCGGTCAAAAAGATGCTGGTCGTTTGAAAGCTGGAACTAAAAAGGGTGGTGGTAAGACTTATTATCAAGATTACAAAAAAAGTAAAGGTGATATAAGAGGGTTTGAAGAACACGGATACTTTGTTACTGCTCCCCAATTTGGAAATATAAGTGGAACAAAGACAAGGGATATGTTGGGTAATCCAAACATAGATGATAAAGAAAGAATAAAATTTTTCAAAAAAACATTTGGATATTTCGATAAAGGTGTGTATAATATGATGACGAATAAATTTAAAAAATTATACGAGGTTTATCGTGGTCTATTTGAGGGGAGTGAGATTGCAAGTGTAGATACAGACGATGGTCCTGGTATGTTTTCAAGTTTGAAATCATATATGAATAGAGCTGAAAAAGAGGCTGGTAGATTGGGTTGGGAGTTAGCAAATCTCATAACTGATACCGATGCTTATAACAGTCAAGACACATCATTCTATAAGGATACTGCATATCCAAATGGTCCTATTGGCTCAGTATCATACGGACCTGCTGGTGTTAGAGAACCAGCTGCAGGTAGTGACATAGATGTTGTTGGTAGTGAGTTGTGGAATAAATGGTTAGACCATGTTGATAAAATACTATTTAATCAAGAATATGATTACATAGATCCTATGAAGAAAGCAAGAAAAATAACGATTGATGATTCACCTGAAACATTAAAGGTAATAGATGATGAACAACCAGAAGATACTGAACTTAGAACTGGTGAGGAACAACATGATAAATTAGAAATTGTAAAAGAGGTGTTATCACTTACAAGTGATTTACCAAGAAATGGAAAGGAGTTATTATTAATGGGAGGAGCATACGGACACATGAGTCATCCTTTTGATGACAAGGATTTAACATTCGGTGATTTGAAGAAAATCATAACATTGGGATTGAGTGGTCAGTTAAACAGAGAAGACAATGTTACCGAAAAAACAGATGGTCAAAACCTAATGGTTAGTTATAAAAATGGTAAGTTGATTGCTGCTCGTAACAAAGGTCATTTAAAAAACAAAGGTGAGACTGCCTTAGATATAAAAGCTGTAGAGAGAAAGTTTAAAGGTCGTGGTGCTATTAGAGACGCGTTTGTTTATGCCATGAGAGATTTAACAAAAGCTATCGGTGCACTATCTAAAAAACAACAAGACAAGATATTTGGTAATGGTAGTAAGTTCATGAGTTTAGAAGTAATGTGGCCTGCTAGTGAGAATGTGGTAAACTATGATATTACAGAATTAGTTTTTCATGGAGCGATGGAATATGATGATAGTGGAAGGGTAATAGGACAAGCAAAAGATAGTGCTAGAATGCTACAAGGTATGATAAAACAGGTCAATCAACATGTTCAAAAACACTACAAGATATCTAAACCAAACTTTGTAACAGTTCCTAAACATCAAGACTTTGGTAAGATGAAAAAGAAATACATCGGTAGGTTACAAAAATTACAAAATACTTATTCGTTAAAAGACAATGATACTTTCGGTTTATACCATCAGATGTATTGGCAAGAGTTTATTTTTAACGCTGCTAAACAATTTAAATTTAAAATCACAAATGAGATGTTGGTCAAGTTAACAAAACGATGGGCATTCTTTGATAAATCATACACCATACCCATGATGAAAAAAGATATGAAAGATAATCCAAAGTTTTTAGATTGGGCATTAACCACCGATAAGGTTGATAAAAACAGGATGGTCAAGGACAACATGAAACCATTTGAGGAGTTGTTCTTTGAGGTCGGTGCTGAAATAATGAAAAACATGGATGGGTGGATGGCTGTAAATCCAGCAAAGTCAGTTCAGAACATGAGAAAAAAACTCAAGAAAGCAATCTCGGATGTAAGAGCTGGTGGTAATTTAAAAAAACTAAACAGATTAAAAGTTCAGTTGGACAGATTAAATGCTATAGGTGGGTTTGATGCTATCGTTCCAAGTGAGGGAATCGTATTCAAGTATAATGGAAACACATACAAGTTTACGGGTGCGTTTGCTCCTATAAATCAAATAACAGGTTTAATGTTTTTTTAAGGATAAGGTTATGAGTAACATAGAAAAAATTCAAAAGATGGTAAAGGGGATTTATAATCGTCCCATACAAACTGGATATGAGGGTAAGACAGTTCAACAGAGAAAAGAAGGAGAAGAGTGGACAGATGCTCGTGGTCGTAGTTGGAAAATAGAAGATGGTGAAAGAAAACAAATTACAAAAATACCACCAAGAGGATTTGATAAATGTAATGATTGTGAAAAGCTTATACTAAAAACAATCGACCAACAGACATATGATAGGATGGGTAGGTGTAAATACTGTCAGATTGACTTTGAGATGAAATTAAAAAGAGAAGGAAAGTGGGAAGATTGGGTTAAAGATATGGAAACTAAAAGATGGGAATCTGTGCTTGCTGAATATGAACAAGAAATGAATTTACAAAATGAGAGTAAAGGTGCATTTGATAAAACTGTAGCAAATGCTATTGCAAACCATGAACATAGAAAATGAGTAATTTAAAACAAGCAATAAAACAAAACTATCTAAAGTGTGCTAAAGATCCTTCATACTTTATCAATGAGTTTTGTGTGATACAACATCCTCAGAGGGGTAAGATAAAATTTAAACTTTATCCTTATCAGTATGATGTATTAGATGAGTATGCTGAGAATGACTATAATGTTATTCTGAAATCTCGTCAATTGGGTATATCCACACTTACTGCTGCGTATTCACTTTGGATGATGTTGTTTAATGCAGATAAAAATATTTTATGTATTGCTACTGCAAAAGACACGGCAAAGAATTTAGTAACAAAAGTTCGTGTGATGTATGATGGATTACCACAATGGTTAAAAACTGCTATCGTTGAAAACAATAAGTTATCATTAGTATTTAAGAATGGTTCACAGATAAAGGCAATTGCTTCTAACGAATCAGCTGGTCGTTCAGAAGCTCTATCATTACTAATATTAGATGAGGCTGCTTTTATTGACAGAATTGATACGATATGGACTGCTGCTCAACAGACACTTGCTACTGGTGGTAAATGTATTGCTATATCTACACCTAATGGTGTTGGTAATTGGTTTCATAAAACTTGGATGGATGCGACAGATGGTTTAAATAAATTTAATACTGTCAAACTTCATTGGACAGACCATCCTGAAAGAGATGAGGAGTGGAGAAGAGAACAAGATAGAATATTAGGACCAAGTAAGGCAGCTCAAGAGTGTGATGCCGACTTCTTAAGTTCTGGTCGTTCTGTTGTCGATCCTGCTATATTAGAATGGTACAAAGAAAACTTATGTTGTGAACCAAATGAAAAGAGTGGGTTTGACAGAAACCTTTGGATATGGGATTATCCAAATTATGATAAAAATTATTTAATATGTGCTGATGTAGCTCGTGGAGATGGAACGGATTACTCAGCTGCACAAGTTTTTGATATAGAAGAGATGGAACAAGTTGCTGAATATAAAGGTCAGTTAGGGACAACCGAGTTTGGAAATTTTCTAATAGAACTGGCAACTAAATATAACGATGCTCTACTTGTTGTAGAAAACAACAACATAGGGTGGGCAACTTTACAGACTATCATTGATAGGGGATATGAAAATCTTTTTTATCAAGAAAAGAATCATCTAATTGTAGATGAGGACATTCAACACACAAACAAATATAGAAGTATAGATAGGAACAAGATACCAGGTTTTACTACAACAATGAAATCAAAACCATTAATTATCGCTAAAATGGAAGAATATACTCGTGAAAAAATGGTTAAAATAAAATCTACACGATTAATTGATGAACTCTTTGTATTTATATATAAGAATAGTAAAACCGAAGCTCTTGAGGGATATAACGATGACCTTGTTATGTCATATTCTATTCTTCTGTGGATAAGGGATACGGCTATTCGTATTCAATCAGAAAGAAATGAGTTTCAGAGTAGTTTAGTTGGTGCAATCGGAAACCTTAATGGTAACACAACTGTGATGACACCATCTGTTCCTAAAAACAATCCGTATAAGGTAAAACTTAAGAACGGTGAAGAAGAAGATTTAAGTTGGCTATTGGGGTAAAACATGGCAGATAATTTATTTACAAGACTTGGAAGATTATTTCAATCTAATGTAATCATTAGAAAGACAGATGATAATCGTTTGGTGGTGAAGGATTTAGACTTTACACAGACAAGTTTAACATCAAACTTTATTGACCGATATCAGAGGTTAATACAAAACACATACTCGAATCCTTATTCGGTTGCACAAAATAGACGAGCAGCATACGAGATTAGGAAACATGACCTATTCAAAGATTACGAGTTGATGGACCAAGACCCGATTATTGCATCTGCTCTCGACATATATTCAGACGAAAGTACGGTTACAAATATTGAGGGAGAAATTTTAAAAGTAAAAAGTGAAAACACAAAAGTCCAAAAGATTTTACACAACTTATATTATGATGTAATAAACATTGAATATAATTTATGGAGTTGGATTCGTAATATGACCAAGTATGGTGATTTTTATCTTCAGCTAGATATAGTTGATAAGTATGGTGTTGTAAATGTCAAACCAATTAGTGCCTATGATATTACACGATTAGAAGACCATGATCCTCAAAATCCACAATTGATTCAATTTGAAATTAATATGGAGAAAAAAGAAATAAAAGAAAATTATGAGATGGCTCACTTTCGTGTTTTATCAGATACAAACTTTTTACCATACGGGCGCTCAATGTTAGAAAACGGAAGAAAAATATACAAACAATTGACTTTGATGGAAGATGCCATGTTGATACATCGAATTATGAGGGCGCCCGAAAAAAGAGTTTTTAAGGTCGATGTTGGGAATATCCCACCAAGAGAAGTTGAGCAATTTATGCAACGAATTATCAACAAGATGAAAAAGACACCTGTCATAGACCAAAACACAGGCGAGTATAATTTGAAATATAATGTAGAGTCAGTTACAGAAGATTACTTCTTACCTGTTCGTGGTGGGGATAGTGGAACTGAGATTGACACTTTACCAGGTCTTTCAAATAATGACCAAATAGAAGATATTGAATATCTACGAAATAAGTTAATGGCAAGTCTTCGTATTCCAAAAGCTTTTTTAGGATATGAAGAAGGTCTGAGTGGTGGTAAAGCTACACTTGCTGCTGAGGATGTTCGTTTTGCTAGAACAATCGAAAGGTTACAAAAGATTATTGTTAGTGAATTGACTAAAATTGGTATTGTCCATCTTTACTCACAAGGATTTAATGACTCAGATTTAATTGATTTCACATTAGAACTACAAAATCCGTCCATGATTCACGAACAAGAAAAATTAGAGTTAATGAATCAACAATTAGATATTGCACAAACTGCAATTGACAGTAAATTATTTAGTCGTAAGTGGATATATGACAATATCTTTGATTTGAGTGATGAACAAAAGATTAACATCTATGAAGGTATTGTAGAAGACACAAAACAAAAGTTCAGACTAGAGCAAATTGAAGCAGAGGGTAAAGATCCTGCTACAGAACCACCTGAAGAAGAAGGTGAAGAAGAAGATGATTTTGAAGTAAGTAGAAAGGGTGAATGGGGTGGTAGTGAAAAAGATCTTTTCAAAGACAAAGAAACAATGAAAGATAAATATGGTCACGAAAATCTAAAAGATGTTGATAGGTCATATGGAAAAAGAGAATTTAAAGGTAAATCACCTCTTGCCACATCAAAAGCCAGTACAGTAGTTGCTCGTGAGGGTATATTAGATCAACTTAAGGATAAGTTTCCTAAAAAGAAACCATCTATGTTAAGTGAAGATAATATAATAAAAGAGTAATTTTCTATTTAATCTAAATTATGTTATATTTATATATGAATAATTGTATCATAACACTTTGGAATATTCTATGAGTAAATTTAAACATAGTAAGTTAAGAAATACGGGACTTCTCTTTGAATTCCTTTTAAGACAAGTAACCGTAGATGTTTTGAACAAAAAAAAGGAATCTTCAGCTCTTAAAATAATTAAAAAACAATTTAATGAACATACCGAAATAGGTAAAGAGTTGGCTCTATATAATCTCGTCATGACTAAAAAATTTAAATCAGATAAAAAAGCTGATTTCTTTTTATCAGAGGTGATTAGACAAAGAGGCAAATTAAATAATGCGACTCTTCGTAGGGAGAAGTATAACATTATTGCCTCTATAAAAGAATGTTATGATGTAAATCAATTATTCAGTTCTAAAGTTCCAAATTACAAAGTGTTTGCTTCTATATACAAATTATTTGAAGGTATCAATGAAATGGGAGCTGATGAAAAAACTGAAAGTTACTTTATAATAATAGAAAATGTAACGACTTTAAAACATAAGAAAAATAAATCTTATATACCTGAAGAATTTAAAGATAAAGATTTAAGAATACTTTCTTATAAAACACTTTTAGAAAAGTTCAATAAAAAATATACTAATCTTTCAGATGAACAAAAACATGTTCTTAAAGAATATATTAGTAATATTTCCAATACCAATAACTTTTCTATATTTGTAGAAACACAAATACCAAAACTTAAAAACAAGTTAAATGGTAAAGTTAAGAAAGTAAAAGATAAAGTATTGAAAATTAAATTACAAGAGGCAATCAACTGTGTTGATAAATTTTGTTTAAATGAATCAAGACAAACAGATGATAATTCTGTTGTTCAACTGTTGAGATATTATGAACTCGATAAAGAACTCAATAAAGTTTGATTCCATAGTTAAGGAACTGGCAAATAAGTTATATCAAAAGAAGTTAAGTGAAATAACTACAACTGCCAGTATAGATCCTATAATGACACCTTATGCTTTTAGTAAGAAAGGGATGAAAAAGAAGAGGAAGAAAAGTATTGAGAAACAAACTGGATATAAGTTTGTTGATGAAGCTTTATCTAATGATGATATCAAAAAGATAAAGAAAGAAATAAGAAAAGAAGTATCCGATATCTTATTTGATATTTGGGTAAAACGAAGCTCGTGGGGAGGTAAATAATGCCAAGGTATCAAGCAGATCCAAATAACCCTAAAAAACAAATACCAAAGCAAACTAATTCACAGAATTCTGCAGGTATTGCTGTTTTTGCAACAGATGCTCTGGCACAAGTATCTAATCCTGTTGCCGGTACAATGACATTTAGTCAAGAGAGTAATAAAATTTTTATTTACAATGGGACGGCTTGGGTAAAAACTGCTGCTTTATCATAACATAGGAACTTAAAATGAATAAAAAATTATTAGTAGATGTAAGACCATTTGAAATATCTCGTCAGAAAATTGACGAGAGTATCAAAGAAAATGATGGTCGTTTAGTAGTAAAGGGTGTATTACAAAGAGCCGAATCAAAAAATCAAAATGGACGAGTTTACCCACGAGAAGTATTATTAAAAGAAGTTTCTAAGTATTTAGAAGAACAGGTAGCTGAACGAAGAGCACTCGGTGAACTCGACCATCCAGAATCTTCTGTAGTTAATTTAAATAATGCGTCACATAATGTTATTGAGATGCATTGGGATGGTGATGACCTTTTAGGAACTGTAGAAGTTCTGTCCACACCAAGTGGAAATATATTAAAAGAGTTGTTTAAATCAGGTATCAAACTTGGTATTTCATCAAGAGGATTAGGTAGTGTAGAACCAGTAAATGAAAAGAATGGTGAGGATGGAACTGTTGAAGTTCAACCAGACTTTGAACTTATTGCTTTTGACTTTGTATCTAATCCATCTACACATGGTGCTTTTATGAGACCAGTTAACGAAGGTGTGGAAAAACAAAAACCTGAAACAAAAATCGAATCTATTATCAACTCAATAATGAGGGGATAAAATGCCATCGGTTTCCAAGAAACAACAAAAGTTCATGGGAATTGTTCGGTCAATCCAAAAGGGTGAACAACCTGCTGGTAAATTTTCCAAAGCTGCTCAAGATGCTGCCAAAAAAATGAAAAAGAGTAGTGTGAAGAAATATGCTAAAACCAAACACGATGATTTACCTGTCAAAAAAGAATCCTTATCCAAATCACAAATTAAAAAGATGAGAGATGAGTTTGATAAAACAGGTGAACTTCCACCTCATTTAAAAAAGATATCAAATGCTAAAAAAGAATTTGAGAAAAAATTCAAAGTAAAAGACATAGAGATTCCTGGTTTAGAATGGATGAGTAAGTTAGGTGAGGCTGCTGATAGAGATTATAAAGCAGAATACAAAAAATTTCAATCATCAACAAAAGCCAAAAAATACAGAGCTGAGTTAAATAAATACAACAGACAAAAAGGTACTTATGGGAATGGAGATGGAAAAGACGCTTCTCATAAGGGAGGAAAGATAGTGGGATTTGAAAAAGAGTCAACAAACAGAGGACGAGCTGAAAAGAGTCGTTTGAAAAAAGAAAGTGTAATTAATGAAAACCCAGCTGCCATAGCTGCTGCACAAAGAATCGTTGTACAAAATAAAAATGGAAAAAAAGTGTCAGTCATGACGGCAAAAAACAAATCTTATGCGGAAAAAGATCCTGCTGCTCACAAAAAAGCTAAAAGTATTTTTCAAAGAATTAAAGATAAGTTTCTTAAAAAAGAAATAGATGAATATGTCGATACCATTTTAGAAGATTTATGTTTATGTGAGGCTTGTCAAAAAGGATATATGACTCATCCTACTCGTAAGACAAAAATTATGTTTGGTAAGAGATATAGAAATTGTATTAAGAAAGAAGATGTAACTGAAGCCGTATATAAACTCAAACGAGGTAGCACCAACAAAGACTTGGATGAACTTGATGCGTTATTGGCTAGAGCTGGATTTAAAGGAAAGCCTGATTTTAACAAAATGACCTGGTCAATAAAAAATAAAAATCCAAAGATAGCAAAAATCATTAAGAGTAAAGGTGGAAAGAAAATTAAAGAATCTGTGGATGAAGATAGAACTGCTTCTATAATTCAATATAACCAAAGACAATTAGATAAATTGGTTGCAAAACCTAATAAAAGTTATAGAGATGAAGAAGAAATTCAAAGACTTAGAAATGCAATTGCTTATGCAAAATCAAAACAAGAATCTGTAGACGAAGCCGTATCTCCAAAGGGTTGGAACATGTCTAAAAAGTTTATTACAATTCTTGGCAGAGAAGTAAAAAATCTACAGAAATATCACAGACAACAAAATGAAGAAGATTTTCTTGAGGTTGCAAATTATATGGAATTGCAATTAAAGTATATGAAAAAGAATTTAAATGAAGGAACTTGTGGTTACGGTATAGATGGAAAGATTGGTGAAGAACCAGCAGGTCCTAACTTGATGAAAAAAATCAAAAAAATATCCAAAGACAAAGAAAAGAAAAAAATATTAAAATCTAAGAAAGAAGGTGTGAATGAAGCTGGTATGGAACTTAAAAAGTTAGAAGATGCTATTAAGATGTTCCAAAAGAAAATTAAAAAGCAAGGTAGAGTTACTAATGCCAGAGATGAAGACCATCTTAAAAATCTAATAAAGATTTATAAACAAATGGGTGGTAAGAAAATTAAAGAATCTGTAAATGAAAGACTAAACCAATCACAGGCAAAAACACTATTAAGACAATTAGGTGGTAACAAATTTATCATGATGACTGGTGCAAAACAAATGTCAATAGGTAAAGATGGTTTAATGATGAAGATTGGTAGAAACTCAAAAAGTATCACTCATGTTGCTATCGATTTAGATAGAGGTAAAGATTTATATATAATGAAATTTATTAGAGTTAGAAAAGGTATACCCAAAGTTGTAAAACAATACGATGGTGTCTACGCTGATAATCTAAATA